TTTGTGTCCAGGATCACACAAATTTGTTGCAACAGTTTCAGCCGGGAATTTCTGTCCGATTTTACAGAAATCTTTCGCAACAGTTGTTGGCACGAATTTCTGTCCAACTTTATACAAATCTGTTACATAAGTTTTCAACACACCGCACAAAAAAAGCTATTACAAATTAATGTAATAGCCTGTTTATAATGGTTAAAAAGTGCCTTTATACGTTCATTTGGGCGTTAATTAATCCCAAACTACGCTGTTTTATCACCTGATAATTTGTGTTAACCGGCTTCGCATCATTTTTTGGATATGCGTAATTAACACAATTCGGTTCAGGCACCGCGACAATTGCCGGAACTATGGCCGGGAAATCATAATGGTAACTGTAACTGGTTGTTCCGGTGTGATAATGCCCGATCCCGGACGCGGTGCAGTAAATAAATAGTGATGTGACCACAAGACAGACGTACTTTCCGACCCTGCCAATGTTTCTGAAGCTGAATAATTGTGCCATAGTTATGTGATTTTGTTTTTAATTGAACGTAAATATAAATACTTATCTATCTGATTTAACAGAATGTTTGAAATATTTTTTAATGTCAACACCACGAACCACCACCGGCAATACTTCCCTGTAAGGTTCTACAAACTTGATTGCCCTGGGATTCATCATTTCAATTGTACCATCAGGCAGTTCAATGATGCCGTATGAATCCACTACATCAACAACATCCCTGGATTCACTTTCGTAACCCCAAGAATGAAAGAAACCTGGATGTGTAAATTCATCTTCCCACTGATTTGTTCCCGGCTTTTGCTTTGCATTAGCAACACGTTCCCCTTTTGGCCATTCATTGCCCTGATCATCAACCCAAGCTATGGGGATGAATTTTTTAAATAATACTTTACGCATGATGTTGTTTTTTAATTATCTGTGAAATTTTTATTAATGTGTGATTCTCTTAATGCCGTGCAAGCTGTATCCCTGAAGGCAGCTAACTTGCCAAGCATATCTTGAACGTGTGAATCAGTAATATGGCAGTTGGTATAAATTACATCTTTGATGGCTTCATACTGATCACTCATTTGGCCGATGTAAGCCTGAAATTCTTTGTCGTTTAGCATTTTGGTATGTATTTATAGTAATTATGATCCTGTGAATTGAATATAAATCTTAGATGTGGCTTTATAGTAAGCCATTGTTTACCCGATATGAATAGCATGCCATCCCAACCAACGCTTTTTAAACGGTGAATGGCTATTTCTTTACCTTTAAATTCATAGGCTTTAAAATAATGATCAGTATCCAACACAAGCTTTTTGCCTTTACTGCTTTTGTATGTAATTTCTTCTTCCATTATTTGAAAATCTTTTTGTAAAGCTTTTTATGCTTTAATGACTGTATGTGCAATGCCAATACTTCAAGCACTATCAACACCACTATTATGTAATATTCCATCATAAATATTGTTCAAATTCAACCTTTAATGATTTGAGCATAGCCAATGTTGCATGATCCTTTTCGCCTTCATCAGCAAGATGAACACGTTGGTAAGCTATAATCTTCCTTTCGATATGATCAATGCAGGCTTGGGTGCCCTTATCGTTTAATTCAGTGACATTGGCAGGTTGTCTTTCGGGTGCAGGTCCATCCTGTAATTTGCCCCGCCAATAGAAGCTGATTATCTTTGCTTCACCGCCTGGTTTGAAATCGGCAAGATGGTTGGAAGTATTTATTTGATACTTCTTTTGCCTATAATAAAAAGTAAGCACAACTTTTGTTTCCTTAATTTTTGCCTGAATACCATTTTTTAAAAGGATTATCTTAGCCATGTAACCGGCTTCTTGTGTTATCCGATCAAAGTTCTTTTTGTGAAATTCAGCACTATCCATTTATTTTTTATGCTTAGTGTTTAAAAGGATAACCACACCAACTGAAAGTATCTTGGAAGCATTAATGACTGAACCCGGCACTTTACCGATTGATTCATCATAATAATTCTTACCACCGATATAATTTAAATTACGGTGTGCTCCAACATTATACATTGCATCAAATAGGGCATACCTTAACAGGATGTAACTAACCGGAAACTTCCAGTTCGGTTTAACCACAAATGGAAGTGCAATTAATGAAGCATAGGAAAGGGCACACAATGCATGCCCTGATGAATACTTCATACGTGAATTTAATCCATCCCCCAAAGCACCCGCAACAACAGAAGTGGTGATCAGTGAAATTTCTAATATAGGGTGGTTTCTTCTTGTGGTATCCTGGGCACGGCAAAGCACCGGCAACAACAGGATTATGATGATTAGCTTTCTCATTTTAAATCAGCTATTGGCATTTCCCAACCTATCACAATTTGATCACCAAATTCAATACCACCTGCTGAAAGGTTTTTGATCATTATTTTGTTGGCTTCAATAGTTTGATCAGCAACCCCGCTTCTTTTGGTTAATGCAAATTCATCCCAATTGATTGAAGCCCTTACAAGTGCATAAGGTAATCCGCTTAAAGGATCAGTATAAAGGCTGTCAACCAATACCGGCTGTTTTGGTTGGTACGAACCTTTATTAAAGATGTTTCCTTTTATGTGGTATGATTTACCCACTTCAGGAACAATGTTTTCTTTCTTGCAGCTTGTTAAGTTGCTAAGACTTAGCATTGACGCAATGCATACAATGCCGAAAAAGTTTAATGGTTTTTTCATTTTAGTAAGGTTTTACGGTTTTTAATTGAATAAAAAATAATTAGGAACAACGGCAATCCGATTGCTATCATTCCAATCATGGTTTGGATTTTCATTTTTAAATTTTTATACAGATTTTAATTAAAGATTCTATTTGATCAACAGTTATTCCGGGCTTACAAACACCTTCAAAAAAGTATTCAACTGCACCATCAAAGCCTTGCTGATCTGTTTCAGGCAGTTCTTCAAATAGTTCAAGTGATCCTTTAAATGGAATGTGATTGTTTTTTAGTACCTGAAGGGTGGTTGTTTCAACAACACCCATATCAATCTTCAAGGGAAGATCATTGATCAGGCAATAAATTAATTCGGCAAGCTTACTGGAAGTCACCTTTTTTTCTGAAGCATTGATAATGCTTTTGGCCTGCTGTGAAACAGACTGTTGTGTTGATGGCATTTGAAAATTGCATTAAGTTCATTTCAAATGTAGAAACAATAATTCAAATTATCAATAGCCGTTTATAATTTTATATCATACCCAAATTTGCAGCCCGCCAAAGTACAATATCCACCAAGCTTACTTTATCCCCTGTTTCTGCTGAAATAAAATTGCACATTGTGTTGCAATCAATATAACCGTGTTCTTTGGCAATCCTTACAAGATGCCGATCAGGTTTAATGCAGTCAAATCCCAAGCTTTTAGCTGCATGGTATTTTGTTATTTTACCTAAAAACGGTATTCGTTCCAAGTATTCAACCTTATCTGATACAGATGAATATTCAGCAAAAAGCTTTTCATAGTTGGCGAACATATATTTTATTGCATTCACCTTTCCAATATGATTGAACGCTGTTGAAATATCTTTGCCTGCATCCCTGGCTTCCCTGATCCTTTTGGCTATGATACGGCAAATTTGTTCCTTCATCCCACTATTTAATATCACCCAAACTATTTCATCCCTGAATGTTTCGGCATTATCCACCGGCTGCAAATCCCTTTGCCATCTTATTTCATGCTTATAACCTTCCCGGATTAATTCTTTTTTTATGCGTAAATAAAGATTAGCTGTCATTTTCTTGTGCTTTAAATGGTTTTAGCCTGGGTGCCGGTGAATTCTTTATGATGGCTGATTTTTTCAGTTCCGGCAAAAATTCCAAGTGGTAAATTATGGTTTGAAAATTATAATTCGGTTCAGGCTTTATTTTTAAGATGCGTTCAAAAGCTTTTATATCATTCATTATTAGATTGGCCATGCCGGGCAATGTTCTTTAAGTCCTTTTGCTGAAGATCGGTAACATCGGGTTTTAATTTTCTCTGCAATTCATCAAAACAACCTTCAAGAAGAAGTTTCATTTCATCCACGCCAATCACCTGTTCATTAATATCAGCATTATCCAATACTTCAGCAACAAACTTCAGCAATATACCAAACTGCATTTCATAAGGTAAATCATGAAATTTAATTGTTTCAGGCATCTTTAAATTGAACCTTTTATTATAACCATAAATTGAAGGTGAAATAAAAATCTTTTCCCAATCAACTGCTTTTTTATATGCATCAATCCATGCATGGAATTTCACCATTGCACCTGGATACTTTTTAGTAATCAGGTTAAAGAAGTTTTCTTTGTTAAGGTTTTCCATGATCTATTTTGTTAAAAGTGCTTTAGCAGAATCAGCATAGGCATTGTATAGGCTATCATCAACCTTTGCGCCTTTTATCCAAATCTGTATCCTGTCTTTCACCTCGGGACCTGAATAATTCACTGCACTATCAGCATATAATGCTGATTGATGTTTATACGCTTTGGCAAGCAAGTAAAGCTGCATGCTTTTAGCAAAATTTTTATCTTCCTTTCGCCTTCTATCTAAATCAATTTTTGGTGTGAATATCCATGCAATGAATACCAGGAACACAATTCCAATTATGGTTAGGCATACATAAGAAACAATTTTTGGGAAGTTAATTTTCATGATTTTGGTTTTTATGGTTAATGACTATTATTTTGCCTTCAAAGTAGTATTTGGATTTGGTTCTGTCTTTCCTTCTGTAAAAAACTGTTTGATCATCCAACCTGGCTGAAAAGGATACAACCCGGCTTCTTTTATTCCAACCCACAATAATCTTGGCACCTGGGTTATGATACTTAAATAAGAGCATGTATAAAAAGCAGTTGCCTTTTTTAAGTACGGGTTTTAATCATTTAAATCTTGGCTTTGTAATCAGCATCATTCATTCTTAAAAGCATTTTTGAAGATGCATTATGAAGCAATTCAAAAGGGGTTCTTTTAAACTTATGTGCTATATGCAAAAGAACAAATAAAAGATCAGAAGCTTCACCCATAAGATCATTTGCAACCTGATCATTAATTGCCCATTGGCCTGTATCCTTACCTTCATATTGCTTTTTGAATGCACCAAAAGCTTCAACAAGTTCCTGATATTCTTCTTCAAGTTTATCAAAACGGGCATCAATTGTTTTTTGCCCAATACAAGTATCTGCCATGTTCATAGCTATCTTATAAAGGGCTTCAAACGATTTATCAAATTTAACCATTGAATCCTTCAGGCAATCTTCATAACCTGCCTGATAACTGTTTTTTGCTCTCAATGCATAACCTTCCCTGGTAACAGAAAAGAAATCCATAATGCTTGATGAATGTTTACGTGCTTTATAAGCAATACTTTGTTGATTATCGTTCATGCCTGGTTTTATATTGTGGTAAGTTAAAAAACTCTTTAAATATTCCCTTTCTCCAATCTTCATACAAAGTCATTACGTTTTTAAAATTGTAATGCTTGCCTGTATCACTCCAATATTTAAGATAATGTTGTTCATCCAGGGCAAAGCCCCCAATATCTTTTCCATTTTCAGAAATGATACTGATTCCACCTTCATGCCCGTAATTTTCATAAACAAAACACTTGGTGCCTATCGGTTCATCCATGAATGATACTTTAAGTGTTACTATTGTTCCAACCTGAAACGTTGGCATATTTATTTTGCTCATTTTATAAATTGTTTACGTCTTTTTGAACCACCTTTTGAACCGGCCTTAACATACCAGGGCTTTTGATCTTTAGCAATTTCCAAAGGTTTTATATCCTTAACATAATTCCCGTAAAGGCTTCTTGGGTTATTTACAATTTCTTCTTTTAACCGTTGCTGATATTCTTTATAAACGTGTTCGGGTATATGGTAACTATATTCTTCAGGTTGATAGCCAAAATATAACTTTAGAAGCCTTACAATTTTTAGAATATCTAATTCAGCATCATTGCCTGAATCCAAAATATGATTTATGATATGCAACCTATGGCAACCGTTCATACTTTTACTTTATCAGAAATTGAAACTTCACCAACCCTTCTTCCTGCACCATCATAAATTGTTTTTCCATCCCTGCCAACAGTAAATACCAGGGCACCTTCATGATACAATCCTATCTGTTCCCAATGTTCAGCCGGTTGTTCAGTCCAATATCCATTAAAATCACGAAATGATTTAGCCTTCTTGTGCCTGGTTTTCCCGGTTGGCTTCACTTCGTAAACTATACCATAATATTTAGTTGTTTTCATTCTGTAATATTTAAATAATCCAAAGCTTTTTGAAGTTTTTCTTTTGGAATTAAACCCCTGAATGTATCAAAACGTTCAACAATTACAGGATAGCATTTCATTTGTGATCTGAATTCCGGGCCTTTCTGATCATACCGTGTATGACAGGAACAGTTTTTAACACCCAAGAATATTTTGTTTTGAAGATGTGAACCGACTTCAGGAAACGAATCTTTATTTTTTTCCAGGATGTGTGCAGTCATACACCTACGTTCCCAAGCATTATAAGCATCCAACAATTCCCCACATTCTTCACATCTTGAAGGGAACACCAAAGCCTGGGATGCAAAATAAATGTTCAATTCAGCTTTGGTTTTCTTTTCATCAGGTGTTAATGATTTGGCTTTGGAAGAAAGCCCGGCATACACTGGCTTAACTGGATTCAGTTCTGATTTTTTAACTTCAATCCCACCTTCCAACCGTTCAGGTTTATCATAGATCAGAACATTGCCAAATTGCTTTTCAATCTCAACATACCAGGTTGAACCCTGATATATTACTTCAGTACCACGTTTAAGTTTACCTGATGTTCTATTCATAAATCCTCAACCTTAGTTATTATATTATAATGTTCGGGTGTATCTTCAAATTCAAACCCATCAATGCAGCCCTTTAAAAGAAATCTATTATTATCCATGAAGTCTATACTTATAACCTCACATTTTTGATCATCACCGGCATTGTATCGATGAACTATATCACCTTTTCGTTTACCATATTTTCTTGTACGGTTTTCATTTTCAAATTTCTTCATGCTTCAGCCATTTGTTCTGAATGTTCCCGTGCAGGTTCATCAGGGTTAAGTGTATAGATGTGCTTCTTTTCGGCACGTAGTTTTTTAATCAAATTCATTACCCTATGGCAATCTTCTTCTTCAAGATACAGGCAGGCATGAATAACACCTTCTATTCGATTTACCTGTTCTTCAGCAATATCAAGTTGTATCCCTTTGGATTTGAGATCATCACCAAGCATATCAACAAATTTGCAGGTTCTTGCTTCATGGCATAATGTGGCGTTCTTTTTTGTTGTTTCACCCTTTACAGTGGTATCATACATTTCAGATAACCCAAGCAGATATTCAGCAAGCATTCGGGCTGAAATATAACTGCCTGTCATCCAGTGAAACCGTTCCAATGCAGCTTCATATTTTTTTTCTTCAGTATTTTCCATGATTAAACCCTTCTATATTGGCCCAACATATCCGCTTCAAAATCATTCCTATTGACAACGTGCCGGGATAAAACAACCGATTCAGTAACATAATGTATGCTGATATGATCTTCAACAGTTTTTATGCATTGATCACTTTGGCATACTACTATTTCCGGGTTTCCTGTTACTACAACAGAAGAACCACAAATTATGCATGATGAAATCATATCTTTTTGCGTTTCATCCAGTTATCAACACTATCATCAACTGTTGTGGAATTTGGATTGTTGGTTTGCTTATGTACCCATAGCATAACCCCTAATAGAATGATTAAAGCCATAATGAATTGTTTTTAAGTTCGGTATGAAAGTATAAATAAGCATTGATAATTGCAAGCGATTAATCAAATAAAGTATAAACACCTTTTTCCACCCTTAAAAAGTATTTCTGAAGCTTTTGGCGAACCTTTGCCTGGTAATGGTTATTGTGCTTCAGCTTATCGGGTGCAATGCGTTCAACCATTTCATAAATATCATTCAGGCTTCCTTTGCCGTTCAGTTTGATCAGGGATATGGTAACAACACTTTTCCAATCCGGGCTTTGGGTAATGGTGATCACCGGCATAGCGTTCACCAAAACATGCTTCCCTTCAATTCCACTTTCGGCCAATGCATCAACATTGTTTTCACCGTATGCAATCAGAACAGAAGGTGCACCACCATTGAAATGCCCGGCAATGCCTTTGACAGTATAGAAAGTTATCCTGCCTTTAATAAATAGCATGCTCATACAGAACGGGAACACATGCTGCTGAAAGGCAACCGTTTCAGTACGGGCAAAGGTTAATGCAATACCGTTGGCATGCTGTGCAATTTTCTTCAGCCATTTGATCATTTCGCTTCCATACGGTGGGTTCATCCACACCCGGCCATTCCAGGGCAACAGAAGCCCGTTATCATTTACAGTGTAATGTTCTTTGGCTGTATTCCAGGGACGGTTGATAGGGCTGCAAGGGTCCAAATCGAATTCACCCAATGAACGAATTATGGAAGGTGGTGTTAACCATTCATCAGTTCGCATTACTGAACTTTCATGATGCTTTGTTGCTTTCTTTGGCATATTAAAATAATTCTAATTGTTTATTAACTGGCTGAAGCTTTTGGTTTTTTATGGTTTTCTTAACTGATTGCCTGATAACTTCCTGAAGTGTTTTAAGATTATGCTTTTTTGCATATTCGTATTCTTCCCTTTTGATACGAAAAAATTCTTCAAGCATTAAAATAACTTGTGTTGATATTTACAATTCGGGCTTATCCAAAGTGTTTCAATTCTTTTGATTGAACCCTTACCACCTGAAGCAACAGATGTTTTAGTTGCTTTCTGCCAACCTGTAAGCATATCATTATACAGGGTGTTATCATAACCGCTTAATACCACCATCCCTTCTAAAAGTGCCAATGACTTCAATAGCTTCACGTGCTGATCAGTATTCATTTCAAACTTGTAAATATTGGTGCTTTCCCCGGCATACCTGGTTTCAAGCTTATAGGGTGGATCAAGGTAATGCAGGGTTTTGGGCGTATCATGCTGTTTTATGACTTCAATAGCTTCACGGTTTTCAATCACCACACCCTTCATCCGTTCAATTATTGCTTCCAGGGATCTTGGGAAATTATTCCAATCATGTGCAGGTGTGGTTCCGGCCCGGTTGCTGTTGGCCCTGAATCCTGTTTTTTGTGTTGATTGTATGCCTGAAGCAAAACCCATGAAAGAACGTATCAATGTTTTCCGGGCCAATTCAAAAGGATCACAATCAGCTATTTCATAGGATTGTTTGTATTCGGTGCTTGAATATGGTGTTAACTCCAAGAATCTGATTAGTTCCGGACCTGATTCACGTACAACCCTGAACAGATTCACCACTTCATCATCCAAATCATTGTACACTTCACAATAGCTTCTTTTCTTTTGAAGAAGCACTGAAGCTGCACCGCCAAAAGCTTCAGTGTAAATACGGTGATCGGGGAAATGGCTGATAATCCAGGGTGCAAGCATCCACTTACCACCATGATAACGTAATATTGGCCGTGTTACCATTTTAGAAAGCCAACTTCCTTTCCATCAAATAAGGTGTTATCTGAATCATAAACGTATGCCAATCAGAAAATACAAATGATATTCCCCCGGCTTTCTTGATAATGTTTATTCGGTTTATTTGCCCTTCTGACAAGCTATCCTTACCTGTCTTTACTTCAATTTCTATCAGGTGCCCGGCAATATGATCATTGCCATTGTAAGGAAGAACAATGCCTGATATATCCAGTATGCTTTCTTTGATATTGCCTTTCTTAAAGTGAATTTCAACCTTATCATATTCAAAAATCTGTTCATCATCATTTGAATCCTGATACTTGAATTCAGCTTTTTCCCGTGTTATCCTGGGGGATGGAAAGTTATTTGAGCGGTGAACATGAAACTGTTGTGTTTCATTCATCCAATCAATTACCTTTCGGGTTAAATCGGTGGTGATCTTCCTGGAAGCCCGCATTTTATCAGCCCGGCTTAACTCTTTTGATGTTCCAAATAAATCTTCAGCCATTTTTCGTTTATTAAATGTGACAATCACAAGGTTTAAAAATCTTATCTTCAGAAACACCCAATCGTTTTAATGCCCGGCCAAACTTTATTTTATTCTGATTTTCATTTGGTTTAACCCCAAGTGCTTTAATTTGGCAATATAAAGGCATCAGTTCACGTAATGTTATGGCAGTCTTAACACCCTTAACGGTTATGGTATGAATAGTATAATCAACTTCATCTTCCATCAATATCGCCTTTCTGTATGTTTCAATATCTGTACAATAAACTACATACCAATGAAGCAACCCTGCTTTTAAGCAGCCTATGCAATTAGCATGTTCCCATATTTCATAAGTTAATGGTGGTGTGATACCAACCTGAAGTGTTGAAGTGTATTTATTATCGGGCCAATTAAAATTTGGATAGGCTGTTACAAAACCCTTTGCAGCCCAAAATGATGAACGCCTTACAACCCTTTTCTTTTCTTTTTTATTAAAACCATAATATATTATGCAATTATGATCTGCATGATTATTTTCAAGATATTTTATAAAGGGTTTGGTTTTAAGCCTGGATGTGCAAATGTGATCACCTTTTGGTGTAGTCATTTGTCCTTCACTGATACATATATCGAATTGATCAGGAATTAATTCATCATCCAAAATATCTTTAAAGTTTGCATAAGTTATTGGTAAACCTAAAAAATCTGCAACCTCTTTCTTAAACCTTTTAATGTCTGCAACCTCTTTCTTATTGTTGATATTATGGTTCACCAAAATCATATTTTCAGTTCCATATTTGGCAGCAACATTCAATGCTGTAACCGCTGATTCATGCCCACCTGAAAAGCAAAGTATATGCTTCGTATTTTCGTTTATCATTCTACTAATTTAAGCTTTGGATACACATATCAGTTAACCATTCAACAACAGGGGGCGTTACTGCATTGCCACATTGTTTGACCTGGTTCTTTATACTGCCTAAAATTTTATAATCCCTATCGAAAGCCATTGCAAGCTTAATTTCCATTTCATTGAGCATTCTATAATAGCAATCTTCAATGTTGGGGGAATTATAATTTGTGATCATCAGCCGTTCTTTTGTTGTAACTGAACCCGTTGGTTCTGTTATATGGTTCGTGCAAAAGCTACCACCGTAAAAGGAACTGATGAATGAATTGAAGGCTTCTGTTGTAAGCAACCCACTTGAACCAACCGTTGTTTGTGAATGCAAAGCTTCAAATATGGCTTTGGCAATTTCCTGGGAACGCTGATTGATCAAAGTGAATCCCAATCCTTTATTCCGGCCAATCCTTGCCATGCGTTCTAACTGGCTGTAAACTTTAAATAAGCCTGGATTAAGCTTTTGGGGGCAATATTCAGCAGCTTCTTCAATAAATATGTGCCTTAATGTTTTATTGAACTGCATGATGTATTCAATGCAATCAGCCACAATTTTAATTTCTTTGGCTTTGGATTCCACTTCAGAAAGATCAAAGATGATGGAAACGTTTTCCTTCATGGCAGCTTCCAAAATCTTGATGGCATTAAGTTCTGTTAATTCAAGATCAGGCTTGGCACCACCGGCAACAACTATTGGGAAACCAGGCTTATCACCTTTGCCATATCTTAAATTATGCCATACACCTGAAGGATCAAATACAACTATTGGAACACCATCTGACATTAAATCTTCAGCAGTTTTAGTTGCAGTGTGGGTTTTGCCTGAACCCCTGATGCCAATACAACTGTTACCCTGGTTGGCATACACGTTGCTTTCAATGGCAAAATCTTCTGATAATTGAATTGCCATAGCTTAAAGTGTTTCCCTTACTTTCTTAATATCACCTTCCAGTTTTTCCAGGCCAACTTTAATTTTGGATTTATCATCATCAGTAAGCCCGGTTTTTTTATCCTTTTCATTTGTGCCCTTCCCGGTAAACCGATGGTTTATGCCTGATTCCGGTTTGATACCTGCATAATCAATCAGGAAAGTTTTTCTTTTAACCACATCGAATACATCGTTTAAATTTTGCATATCTTAATTAGTTTAGTCTTTTACCACCAAAAGCCGGGTATTACCCCGGCCATTAGTCATTATGAATTAGAATTATTGAGTTTTACTTTATATCTTCCAAAAGTTCATACCTTATTTCACCGGCTTCCCTATCAGGAATTTCAATCAGCAATTGCAAATCTTCCTGTTCAGCCCATTTTTCAATTTCGGCCAATGAAACTTTATCCAAGAATGATGCATCAAAATGAAGTGTGCGTAATTCCCCTATTTCCATCAATGCAAGCTTCAGGGCAACAATGTAAATTGCTGATGATGATAGTTGTTCCCTGGAAACTGGAAGTCCGTTAAACAGGATGCCATCATCTGAAAATTCAAATCCTTCAGGCATGTTGGCTTCCCTGATCATTTCCATTTTTTCACCTTCGATACCCTTAACAACTTTATCCTTCGCTTTGGCTTCCTGATCTAATTTGATAAGGTCCTGATGCTTTTCACGGGCACCATTATTCTTAGTGATCAATGCGTTCCTATCATGGGCTTCCTGAAGTTCTTTTGACACATCAAAGTGATATTGATCATCTTTCTTCTTGTTTTCATCAGCAGCAAGCCATTGATCAGAATTAACCAACCTTTTATCAATATCCTTATTATCAGTTTCAAGCTTTTTGATTTGGGCCTGAAGGCTTTTAATGATGCCTTCATTATCGCTTTTCTGCTTTTCCAGGCTTTTTTTAAGTTCTTCAGCCTTGTTGTATTTATCGTTATGGCTATCAATAGCCCAAAGCTTTTGTTGGATTGGAACAACATCAATCAATTCAGTTGGAAGCTTTTCATCCACTGGAATCAGCCCGGCTTTGGCTTCCTTCAGTTTATTGTTCGCCAATGTGCGTTCATCATAGGCAAGTTTGTAACGGTTATCAATAAGGGTGAAATCCAGGCCAACCAAATCAGATAACATTTTACGCTGTTTTTGCGGTGTGGATGTAAGGAATATATCAATGTTGAACGTGCCGGGAAAGAAGCGATCCATAATTTCTTTGGTTACAGAAGTTCTTATTTCCTTACCTGATGGATCGTTGTAGATGTAAATCAGCCGTTCACCTTTGGCTGTTTTATTGTCAAACTCCCATATCAATTGTTCCCCGGTGGTAAGTTCAAAGGTTTGGAATCCTTCACTTTCACCTTCCTTTAAGATGATGCTTGGCTTGATACCCCGGAAACGATCAGGCAGGCTTTTCAGGAAGCTTGATTTACCTGAATTGTTCTTGCCGGTAATTATTGCGGTTGAACCATTGAAATCTGCTGTAAAATCAGCTAATGCCTTCAGGTTTTTGACTGTGTTTTTTTTAATTTTTGTCATTGGATTAATTTTAAATTAAGTTGTACCATTCCATTTCTTTCACAATGGTTGCCCGGAATGGAAAGGCAGTTTGTGGTATTTGACTAATAATATCTATTAACACATTTGAGCCGGTAAATATCACCCGTTTTGCACCATCGACTTCAATTTGCAGATGCAAGCATTTTGCATCCCGTTTACCGTATTTACTATCCTCAACCCTATAATCATAAACAGCTATTTGCTTATCAAGTACTTCATTTATAGCTATTTTTTCACCACTTAAATTTTTTGATTTGATTCCTAATTCTTTAAAGTCTTTCATTTAATAATTTTTTCTGTAGGTGGATACTGTTACAATGCTTGGCCCAACCCTGATAAGATGCTATGGATGGCTTATTTTTACGCCTGGCAATCATACGGGCAAAAGCCTTCTTAATTGATTTTCGTAATAATATGTGAGTGTGATAGAAACGGTATCCTACAAAATCTATGCTTCTTGCTTCAACCGGGAACACTTGATAATTGTGTTTGACTTCCAGGCTTAGATTCAGTGTTAAATATTCACTTATATCTGCAAGTAATTGATGTAAATAAGGTTTATTATCGGATAGAAAAACTAAATCATCGGCGTACCTGAAATAGTATTTAACCTTCTTGGTTTCTTTAATCCAGTGATCAAAGTATGTTAAATAAAAATTAGCAAAGTATTGTGATAAGTAATTTCCAATTGGAACGCCTTCAGCACTATCAATAATTTCATCCAACAGGTGTAAAAGATCATTATCCTTTAATTTTCTTCTTAGCAGTTGTTTCAGAATTGGGTGCTTGATGCTTGGGTAAAACTTTTTTATATCAAGTTTAAGGCAATAGGTTGTGCCTGGTATATCTCTTAAAGCTTTCTGTAATGCTTCTTTGGCTGCATGGATGCCTTTTCCTTTGATGCAACTGTATGTATCTGCTGTGAACACTGAAACAAAGATTGGTTCAAGTTTATTCATTATAGCATGATGCATTATTCGATCAGGAAAGTAAGGCAATCTGTAAACCAACCGTTCTTTTTTCTCAAATATTTTGAATGTTGAATATTCAGAAGTTTTGTATTGGTTATTGGCTAATAGATTGTGAAGGTTTAGGATATTATTTTCAGCATTACGATCATGAAGTATAACACCATATTGGGTTCTTTTGCCTTTCCTGGCAATACTATCTGCCAACTTCAGGTTTTCGATACTAATAATATCCTGATATAAATTGTTCAATCTTTTCATTTTTAGCCTTATGGTTATAGGGATTTTTCGCTTTATCAGCTACTAAAACCCTTTTATTTATTGTCTTTTTTTGCCAAGTGGCAAGGTCTATACTGCTATTAAGATCATACCATTGGTGCGCACTGACATTCGTATTCGTATTCCAATTATCGTAATTCGAGTTCGAGAAGCTGGGACCCGAAGAACCCGTCAACACATACAGTATACAACCCTTTGTTTTTATTCTTCTGAAATTTTCGGTTCGATCAGCAAAACATCTTTATGCAAATCCATGAAGTTCATTCCAAAAAAATCAGAATCTTCTTCAGTCAAAAATTCGAGGCGCGCACCGACATCCGTACGCGTACACCAACAATCGTAAGTCGAGAGCGAGAAGCCGGGACCCGAAGTTTTATCTGTTAAATCCCATACAGGAAAATAACCCCACTGTTTACCAGGTATCCTTACTTTTCCCTCATTTATGGCCTCTGCTATGATTAGCCTTTTTATTGATGAATGGGTATATTTTTGAAGCCATTCGGGAAGCTTTGAAACTTCCGGCAAAATAGCAATGGGATCATACCCACGTAAAACACATGCTTCTTCAAAAGCCTTGTTTGAATCTGTTGTTGTAAGATTTTTCATTTGTTTTGTTTATTTTATAATTACCATAAAGGGTTTGTATATTTCGGGGAAAGTGTTACCGGCATAGATGGCTAATTCAGATGATTTAAAAGAAAGGCGCGCACCGACACACGTAAACGTATTCCAATGATCGTAAGCCGAGTGCGAGAAGCCGGGACCCGAATCTCTATTAAAGTAAGGTGTGTACCATGTTTTTGATGGATCAAGTTCTTCACCTTCCTTCAGTTCGTTCAATGCCCTGGAAATTAATTTCATGCGTTTATAGGCAGCTTCATCTTCTGTATCATTTTCAATCCTTCTGATAAAGGCTTCCATTGTTACGTTCTGATCTTCCAAAACATCTTCAAAGGTTTTGATGCGTTCAGTAACTTTTACAGAATACTTTTTGATCTTCTGAATCTGTTCAGGCGTTAGGGTGATCTCAATATCATCCCCGTTGATGTTGATAATTGTTTTCATTTATTGTTTATTTAATTTATAGATAAGAATTTATTGATCATTATTACAGCTTTTGCAATTTGTAAAATTGGATATACCGGCTTCAGCCTGGTTTTGCAACGCGGATATTTTTTCCTGAATTCTTTTATAGGGCAATTGTAAATATCTATCCATTGATCTGTTGATTTTTGGTAACGCTGATATTCTTCCATTATCCTAATTCTTGTTGAAGTTGAGTAAGCCTTTCAGATACGTTACCCCAAAAGTTTATTTTCCTGTCAATTTCAGGAATAACCAATACACGTATGGTATGGGTTACTTTGCAAAACTTTACTTCCAGGCTTAGTTGTAACCTGAATATTAAATCTTCAGCCTGCTTTACAGTTTCTTCAATGCGATAGGTTTGGTGCGTGTAAACACATTCATTAATATCAACATTTAAATTTTTGAAGATCGGGAAGGCTTTATAAAAAGTTTCAATGTGTGGATGTACGGGTGTTTGCATTATGAAAAGTTATTAAGTTCGATTCAAATATAAACAAACATTTATAATTATCAATAGCTGTTTATAAAAATAAATCCCGGCAACCTTTCGGCCCCGGGATCTTCATATTTGGTTAACAGCATTAGGCAGCTATAAGCTTTCGATGTTGGTTAAGTTCTTTTACAAACTTATCCCTTGTTGTGGCTATCAGCATAGCCCTGGTATCCAGTTTCTTTATTGCGTAATCCATCAATAAATCAAACACGTATTCAGTTCTGATTTGCTTGGTTGCAATGTAAAAGAAGGTTTTACCATCATCAAAAATCCTTTTATTTACATACATGGCTTTCTGAATGGTGATGATCTTTCCGTTCAGCCTTAGTTCAATGGTTTCTAAATTATTGGAGATAACAATTTCATCACTGTTCAAATCGTATGATAGAATAGTTTTCCCGTTAATATCGGGCTTCAGGCCATATATAATGGTTCGGAATGACATTGCCTTGTGTGGAAATCATAGTTACAAATGTAATTACAATTATCGTACCAAACAAACCAGGCTATTTTTCAGGGAGTTCAACAGGCTTTACCTTCTTGTATTTACCGTTCAATGCCTCATTAATGTTATCCAATAAGCCTTTATACTCTTTTTCACGTTCTTCTTCACCCATTAATTTGAAATTGGGTATCATGTGTTCATAGGCTTCCTGAAGCTTCAGCAGGAACCACTTTATGATTCCTTTATCATAGCCGGTTCCTTTATCAAACATAATTTCAATAGGTGATCTTCCATTGAAGTGTGCTGTTATCTTTTTGGTAAGATGCTGAATTATACCAATTGCAAAATCCACTTCAACAAATGCCTGAAAAGCCCGTGCCTGGGGTGATAATGATTTTAAAAAATCTTCTGATTCTTTCTTTTCGCGTCTATCATTTTCTTCCTTCTGAACCACTTTGATATGTTCAAGGTTTCCGAATTCAGGCTTTTGGCCATTGATTAAATTCTTCATACTTCCCTTATATGATGTTTTCATTGGGTGTGATCATATCATTAAGGTCCATATCCATATCATCCATATCTTTAAATAACATATTCAAGGCTATCTTCTTGGCTTCAGTAAAGAAAAATGGATGCTCTTTATCTTTTCTTATTTCCTCAACCAACCTTTTTTTCCTGGCCCTTTCATCCATTGTGCCTGATCGTGAAGTTGCAGCTTTGAACACATTGTGCCGGGCCTGTTTCCAAATTTCGTCTTTCTGATCATCAGTGAAGCTTACTATTCCACCATAACCAACCAGGGAATGCAATATGGTATTGCCATAATCATTATAAAATTTGTTTGCCTTGTAGAACTCATAGGCATTCAGAACATTTTGCCGTTTCATCTTGGCAATTTCTTCTTCAGAAGGTTTGGTTTTTTCTTCCAATAGCAGTGAACCAAAGTATTGTTTGGCAGCTTGTGCCCGGCTATCTGATGCCATGTAAGCCCGTATGCCGGTTACAAACAATGAAAGGCTTGGGATGTAAATTTTATCAATAGGGATGAATTCACCCATTGCGGTTTTATGGATAGCAAGCCCAATTTCTTCAAGCCTGATGCCTGGGAACACACGCAATACTTCAGCATGCAGTTCATTGATCAGAAAAGTTAAATCTTCTTTGGCTGATTGTTTCCCCAATGATAGGAAGGCTTTCACCACTGCAACCTTAATGGTATTTCTTAAAGCAAGGTGGTTGGCATTCTTGGCTATTATTCCGGCCAATCCTTCAACTTCATTTCGTGCTATTGGTGCAGGAAGGGTTTCATTTTTGATTAAGGCAAGTTGGCTGTTTTCTTCTTCCATAGTTAAATATCTGCAAAATTATTAATCATATCGGCAACACCATTTATTGCTTTTGTTTTTTTATCCTTTTTATTATCATCCCTTACAAAGTTTTGTGCTGCTGCCTGCCAATCTTTCATTTTGTTCCGGCCAACCATCCACCCTTTTGATTTATAGAAGTTGTAAAATTTAACGGCATCATCATCTTTTTTTAACAGCCTGAAGTATTCCTGAACTTCTTCAATATTAGGAATTTTAAATTTCTTCATTATATCACTATCATTATTGTTAAATAATGATGTATTGGTACTATCAGTGTTATTACTGGCGGGTTTGCCGTTACCGGGAAAGCCGTTACCGGGTTCACCGTCGCGGGAAATCCGCAATGGCTCAATTCTTAATGTAAGGATCATCCCTTTAAACTGCTTGGTTTCAGGGTCACGTATGGGGGTTGAAGATAGATACCCGTATTTTTCCAGTTCTTTGAAAGCTGCATTCATGCTATCCTTACCATCAGAACAGTTTTTAACTATTTCAGTCTTATAAACCTTCCAATCTTCAGGCAGTGAAAACAAATAGGAATATAATCCTTTAGCCTTTAATGAAAGATTTTTATCCTTTAAAGCTGTTTTTGGTACTTGGGCAAAGTTTAATTCAAGCCGTTCCCTTATGATGTATTCGGACATTCAATAGTTTAGTTTGGGCAATAAATGTAAATCAAAAAAGTGCGATCATACCAATTCAGGTTTCAACACTTCTTTGTTGATATGTTCTTCGATGTTAGCAATGGGTGGTAATAACTCCCTGAAGTATTGAAGCGGAAACATACGTTCAAAAATTACTGTTGCAATAATAATATCGGGTGCAATAACTTCTTCCAAATAAACACCATCAGTAATAATTGCCACAATATCAAAAGGGGTTGAAATTATCGTTCCCTTTTTTATAATTTTTCTTATTGTATATGGTGTTTTTAATTTCACGAATTCTTCAAATCCTGAATTATTTATGCACTCAACTAATGATTGATTTTGCATGATTTTTACGATTTAGTTATTTTACTGAAAGAATTATTATCTGCATTTTTAAGTAGGATACAGTCACCTAAAACTAAAGTGTCTTAAATCGCTTAAAAAGCTATTTAGCGTACAAAATAATAGTGCCCTGTTTTCGGTATTTTATGACGTATTTTTCAACTGCATCATCCCCTTGAAATGTTAAAATTTTGTTCAGCAATTTTGTAGCATTCTTTTCGCCAATATATTTGTGAAGTGACCATGCACCCACTGAAAAACGCCTTTTATTATTGAACAATTTTTTGTCACGTGGAACAAAGGTGATTCTGAAGGTTTGATTAATTTTCATATTGATTGTTTTTAAGTTCACAACTAAAGTATAAACAATCATTGATAATTCCAAATCAATATCTTAAATCAGTGAAATGAATTATGCATGGGTTATCAATTGGTTTTCTGAACCAATCAAAGAAATCCTGCATGCTTAACCCATCGTTCTTAACTAATTCACAGGCATCAATATTTCTTCTTTCAAATTCATCTTCCTTTATCCAGGCACCAATTCCTTTTGTTTTTCCCAACCGATCAACAAATAAATCCAATGGCTGAATACCAACTTCGCCCTTCCCGAACACTGCAAGTTCAGTTTGCTTGCTGTAATACGGCTTATCAATCCATTCCCTAACAGAAAGAATTGCTTCACCCCGGTTGATAGCATCAATCCTGGGTTTCCAAAAAGCATAATTTCCCCTTATAGTGTGCCGTTTATCAAGGTGGTAAACCTTTGGGCCGAAATCAGTATTTTGTCCTTTACGTGGATGATATGAAGGAAACCTTTTTGAAAGGGTGATAACGTAGGTTTTAATTTTCATAGGTTTCTTAATTCAGGGCCGATGTGTTCCAATCCAAGCCATTGATAAAATTCTGTTTCTGTTTGCCAATTAGGGGGCGTGTTGGTTTTATTGCGAACACATTCCCATTTTGATTTTCCATCAGGCTGCTTATGTTCAATACAATCTTCAACCCTTCTTAAACCGCAATTAGAACCAACCCATCCCTTTCTTCGCCAAGCTGCTGCAATTACTTTATGTGCATAATCTGCACTCCCTGTTCTTATAACATATTGACGTATAAAATCTTCTACATCAGGGATGAATAAATCCAGGTTGATGCCTTCAGGAAGAACTATCTTCAGGTATTTACCATAAGGTGTTCCCTTTTCGATTGTTCCCAATGCTTCAACAGCCCGGACAAATCCAATCTGCACACCATATATAGGTGTTTTATTCATGAAAAGATCAGTGTTGTATGTAATATCAAACTTTGGAAGGCAAACTATTTCAATATCTTTTATTTCAGGCTTCTTTCTTCTTATTGAACCGGCAATGTGAAGCCTGGTTGTGAATGGTTCTATTTTGGTGCAAGCTGCAACAGCTATTGCACGGGCTTGTGATAATTCCATAGTTAAAATATATCTATGCCATAATCCAACAAACCGAAAACAAAATCCTGAAGTTCGCCCGGCTGTTTTATGGCTTCAGCTTTTGCAGTTAAATTTTCCAAATCTTTTTCCTCAAATGAAAAGCAAGGTGCATTGATGTGATAAATTATGTATTCCTTTATAAAGTTGAATTCATCATCATCATTCAGGCCATCATCTATTTTAAAATACAGGTCCCTTACTGAAGTATCCTGCCAATGGTGGTTTTCGGGTTGTAGTGGTGCACCGCCTGGATACAAGGTGTTTCCAAACATCTTAGGTGCAGTTAATAATTCTTTCATGAAAATTAGTTATTAAGTTCAAAACAAACCAGGCACCCCTTTGGGCACCTGGATAAATAATGTGTTAAGCTGTAACCGGCTTATCTTTCTTGCTTGGCTTTTTTCCTGGTTTTATATCGGGCATTGGCTTTTGCTCAATGGGTGCATCAATCTTGAAAGATGGCATTTCCCGATCTTCAAAAGGAATTGTCATTTGATCAGTTTTGTAAGCCAACCATTCTTTGGCCTCAATGATCAGGGCTTCCAGGTGGATTTGTGCGAAATCAATTAATGGATAATTCCATGCACCATCAGTTGCTTTCAAGGTTGAAAATGAAGGGCATGATATTTTTTGTTTTACACCATCAGGTGTGGTGATGATACCGTTTATTTTGAACTTGCTATAATCGGTTTTTGTGGTAATGATCACTGACGTAACTTCAACATTTTTATATCTATCATCATCAAGATAAATATTGTCGGTGAAGAACGCATTGTTTTCCAGTGTGATCAGTTTATCCAACCTATCATTGGGTTCAGTTAATCCCAACCGAACTAACAAGTGAACCTTCATCACTTCCATTGCATCATTGAAATGCCGATGCCTGGCAAAATCGCTGCTTCGCGGTGTTTCTTCATTAATTACTTCATTATGATCACGCGGTTTGAACCGTTCTTTGAACATAACCTTTGTTCTTTTACCCATGAAATAAATCCCCTGGATGTTTTTTTTAATTGATGCCATAAACTGTTGTTTTTAATATAAATTAATAGAAATTGTTATTTTTTGGTTTTAATAATGGTTTTGGCATCACCTGTATGATCATAGCAGTAATAATTACCACTATCAAGACTTTGGGTGTATGGTTGATGTGCTCTTATTGACTTCATGCATACAGCACACTTGCCAATGACTGTTTTATCAACTTCATCAACAGGCAGCTTGTTGAAAGCCTTATTCATTAAATCTTCAGTTGAACGAATAATTATATCATTGATAAGCTGATACTTTTTATCCAATAAAAACTTTTGGGGTGATGGTTCTGATCCACCGAATATTGCACCATAAATGCCGGAACTAATTGCTTTCAGTATTCCAAACCTTTGATCAGCTTCAGTAAATAATGTTTCACCATGGATCTGTTCACTTGGAAATGGGGGAATATCTTTTTGCCTGTTCAACCTGGCTGTTCTAAGCCCGTTCACGGCTTTATTGGTTTCAGTGAGGTTATCCCTTATTTCCCCAAGTGTTTTTGTAATGGCTGCAATATCTGTTGCGTAATCGGGAAGAATAGGGGTGTGCATGGTTTTCTTATTCATGTGAAGTAAAAAATCCAAAACTTTCAATGCTAATTCTTTATCGGGCCAAACATCAGGATCACCCAACCATTCCCATCTTGTTGTGCTTACCTTTTTGATCATCCCAAGTTTTTCAATTGCTTTGGGTGCAGTCTTGTTAATGGAAAAGTTGATAGCAATTTCGGATAGGGAAACCTGGCATTGATATGGAAGGGCATTTTCTTTTACTGAATAAAGAAAATCAATGTATTTAGTGATAGTCTTTTCAGGTACGGGCTTTTCTCTCATTTTGAAACACTATTAAGTTCGGTTCAAATGTAATTATTTAGATGTTATCCTTACATCCAAAAACCTTGCATTTATTTCACTAACTGGAAACACATTATTTTGAATTAGTTCTATCAATAAAGCTGCATGCAGTGTTGCCATAGATGTGTATTTAATATGATGATAATCCATCCACTTATGATAATGTGATAATGATGGCATCAAACAACCGGCATGATCCATACGCATCATCTTTGCAATTTCAGAAACGGTGAATGCAGCAAATGTTTCAATCACAACACTTTTGCTCATTGCATGCCCTGAATTAAAGTGAATCTGTAATCTTTGAGTTGCACAACCGGGTAATGGATTAAGTTTTTCCCAATACCATGTGCTTTGTTCTTGTTGGATACCTAATTGCTTTAAGATCATTGCCTGTTCCATAGAACAAACCTGTTCTGATATATTCATTTTTTCTCTTTATAAAATTCTTCAACCTTGTTTTGAAAGTTGCACCCAAGCCAAAAGAAGTTTGCAGCATCTTCAGTTTCCAGGCACCAAGAATTGCCCCTTTTATCCAACACTGAAGCTTTGATTTTAAAATGGATGCAGATTGTCTTAATGCATTCTTCACTTAAATTGGGCGAAAATGTTAATATGGCATGTATCATGATTTTATTTTTTTGATTTGGCCGGTTTCTTCATCAATGCCACAAATAAGCAAGCCTGATGGAAGAATGGTTTCCTTCAGCTTACCATCAACCATTATATTGATGGTGTGACCTTTGATCACAAAGGCAATATCAGCTTTCGGTACTTCATATTTATAGGCAAAAAACCTTTGCATCTTGTCTAAGCAGGATGCAAGGTTTTGAATATTGGTTAGATAAAACTTCATTATGATCTTATCATGCTGTTCAGGTGCAGCCGGGCACTGATGGCAGTGGATTCCAGTGAATCCAATTCGGTTAACACATCATCCCGCTTAACTATGAATTCATAAACCCGTTCCTTCAGTGCAATATCATAGGTCCAATCACCAAGATTGGTTTCAAAATCGTATTGAATTTTGTGGGTTTTAAGGTGAAGAAGGAATTCGGCCATGTTAAAGATCATTGCCCGTTCAACTTCCAGGCATTTTGATTTGTATTCAGGATCATCTTCAGCCGGTAATCCTAATGCGTAATACACCCTTTTCTTTTCTTCAACAATCATGTGTGGTGGTGCATTAACCAGGCAGTGTGCAGTTCGCCATTCCTTTACATTGGGAATCAGGTGCATGTAACACGTATCCTGCCAAAGATATTCTTTCTTCAGCTTATCAAACACGGTTGGCATGGTGAACACATCCCAAGCACATTTTACATCAACACCAATTTCGCTTTTCATTATTTCGATATTATCAGTAATATCAGGTTCGCCCGTTATGATGGTGCTGTTAAGCCGTTCTTCGTTTTTGTGGAACACCTTTTTGTGTAATCGGCAATACAGGGTAATGGCTTCTTCTTCCTGAAGCTTTCCTTTTTCGATGTACTTAGAACCAATTTCCTTTTTCCGGCTATGCTTTTCTTCAGCATAAATTTCACGTAAATAGGTTTTGGTGGTTGCTGAAAGTTCACCGCTTGCTTTATCGGCACTTGATTTTGGATCGGTTTTCAGCTTATGCCAAGCTGATGCATGGAACAAATAATTGTCAAAGGTTTTCATTTGGATTTAATTTTTGAATGATTTTAATTTAGCAGAAATAAGTAATTGTATATCGCCTGAATTCGGCAAGGTAGATTGAAGTTTAAGTAAATCTTCAGCATTTTCACAATCGTTAATCATCAGGAAGTAACGGTTGTTTTCATTTGTCTTTTTGCGATCTTTCCGTTGTTCCTGCAAATCCTTTCCCCTGGTTGTGAAAACTTTATCTTCATCTTTGTTCAGGTCCCGGCCAAACCTTTTGCAAAACTTGCCTGCATTTTTAAATGCTTCAGCAGCAGAAAGTGGGATGGCAAGCTTTTCTTCATTTGCCCTTACTGCTTTAGTGCTTCCCTTGAATTCACCTTGTTGGATAACATTGATTGGGGCGAACCCAACACCATCATAAGTTAACCATTCCTTTAAAATCGGGTGAAACACTTTCCATGCAACACGGCAAAGGGAACCTTCATTGAACGGGCTTACTTCATAGATGATCTTTTGAACCAGGCCATCAAAGGCATTTGATAATTCCACTGCAAGAATACCATACGGGATATATTGGTAGCTTCTTTTATTTCCTGCATCATCAATTTCATCTTCCAAAATAACAGTGATCAGGTTATCAGCATTAGGTTCTTCTTCAAGAAGTTTATTGAACTTTTTCAGGGCTTCTTTAAATTGTGGTGTGGTTTCGTACATTATATAATTGGTTAAAGATTATTTTCGGTTCCTGATCTTATCATTTTCCTGCTTAATGTACAACATCCAGTTTTCAAAACGTAGCTGCCATGTTGCTGGATCTGATTTTTTAAGCCAACCTTCAGGAATTACAGGCTGATTTGTTGCTTTAATTTTTTGCATTGGATTTAATTAATTAGTTTTACGGCTTAATTAACAATTCTCATTTGTTAAATGCCCCAACCTTGGGGTACTAAGCATATTGAAAAACTGTTATTAAGTTCAGTCAAGCCCCGGATGAAAGTCTTGGGCTTTGCTTTTTTATACCCACCGGCCAAACACTTCTATATGGAAATCCGTCACTATTCAAAATTTGATAGTACCCACAAGTTGGGCATACCCTGCATGCATTCATTTTATAAAGGCTTGATGTAACACATGCCGGGCAAAGCATGCCGGGCATTCTTATTAAAAGATGATCAGTCATTGATTCGGGTTCAGTTTCTTTCATAATTTATCTGCTATTTGTTGAAGGGCAACTTTTTGAACCATCTTACTTAAAACCGTACCTGAAATTACAATATATCTGTCAATATCAGTATTTAATATGGCTTCATCCAAAAGGATTTGATAAGTATCAATTTCATCTGCAAGCCCTGCAATTACCTTACCCAATGAAATACTGTATGTTTCAGCATCAATGGTTCTTCTTCCTTCAGCCATTTTATTGATGATCTAATTTGTTCAGTGCTAAACCCGCATCAATTAAAAAATCAACATCGGCATGTATTTTATAAAGTTCTTCAATCACTGCCAAATTATTGAATCTTAAACCGTGACTTTCAAATTGTTTTTCTTTATAGGAATAGGAAAATGTATGCCCGGTGCCTGTATATATCATTTCAACTGCCAAATCATCATGAAATTCAATGCTTGGAATAAATTGTGGCATCATGTTCAACATCGGTGGTGTTGTTTGGTGCAACCCCTGCATCAATATTGAAAACCATTGTGCTTTTGTTAATTGTGATAATGGAATAAGCAAAGGCTTAATTCTATGCAGATCGAAATAGTTAATATCATCTTTATCTTCATAGAAGATCAATCCCGGCATTCCTGCAACTATGGCAACCATTGTGCCGGGACAAACTGTTTCAGGATCTTTAAATTCAAGATCGTACGGTAAATAGTGTGCTATTTGATTAAGCTGAATTGTTTGCATACATGAAAAGTTATTAAGTTCGGATATAAAAGTATAAATGATTATTGATAATACAAATTATTGTTCATAAAAAAACCGATGCAGCTTATTACATCGGTTTCAATTATCCTGTTTTGGGATTATATCTTGGGCTTGAATCTTAGGTAAAGCCAAATTATCAGTATGATCAGCAACACCCCACCTATTGCATAAGGCACCCAACCGTAGGATGGCTTACTTACTACATCCTTACTTTTGCTTTTAACATGGGTGCTATCCTTTTTCGTTTCAAGTGACTGATCAGAAGATGAATCTGCAACATGCTTCTTTTCGGTGGTGGTGGTGGTATCCTTCTGAACCTTATTTTTTTTATTCTTGATAACCACCTTTGCAGCTTCACCCGTGAATGAACCATCTTTATTAATGGTTATTGTCTTACCAGGTGCCGGTGTAATTTCGGTTTCAACCGTCCCTGAATCAGTTTTGGTGGTGATCGTTTTTGTTTCAACCGTGCCGGTGTCCTTATGGGTGCTAACTGCCTGGGTTGATTTGGTTGATTCTATAACCCTTGTGCTATCAGTTTGCTTTATTAATACGTGCCTTGCCTTGCACCCGTTCAAAATAAATAATGCCGTACAAAGGATTAAAACCGGGAATAACTTGAAGTGTTTCATTGTTGTGGGGGATTTGAATTTGGTGTTGCAGGTGTGTTTTGGGCTGCATTCAATGCATTGGAAATGGTTTCATCCTTTTTAGCAGATTGATTGCTACTATCATAGTAATATTTCACTATCAAGGTTAACAGAACGACACAACTGTCATGCAGTGCCGGAACGTTTGCCATCAGCCATAATAACCCGACTATTAAAGGAATTGCCAAGAAGTTTTTAAATGCAAAGCATTTTATGTATTCAAAAAAATCTTTCATAATTCTGATTTGTCTAAAAGTATGTACCCAATTATTTTGGGATCGTTTATCTGCCTGGTTTTCCTGAACACCCCGATTCCTTCACGGCTCCCATTATCGTTTGTGTTGCCTTCGATGGTGTGAATGATGCCCTGATCAGGGAACACCCCGGTAACAATGCCCGTGTGTCCTTCACCCCCGCCAAAATCCATGATGAATATTGAACCCTGCACTGGATGATCTAAGTGTGTACCCCGGCCTGAATGCCATTCATCCAACACCCCCCCGGTTTGTTTTAAAGGATTGGTTACAGCCAATTTTAGTGCAGCTTGCTTTGCACACCAATAAACAAATGACATACACCAAGAATAACCCTTACCAAGTCCGACTGAAGCAAGATATTTTTCAACGGCCGGCCCATCATTATGCCCGGTTGCTTCCCTTACTCCAATTTGGCTTCCTGCCTGGTTGATTAATTCACTTTCTAATGCTTCCATGATATGTTTTTAGTTATTTAATTCCCGAAAGATACATATTGCCAAAACGATCTTTGCGTTCTGTCACACCAATAATTCCATCCCCGGTGATCATTCCAGTTCCTAACTGCTTGAAGTGCTTCATCCGTTCTTCTATCAGCATAAAATGTGCTTCTGATTGCTTGTTGGAGTTATCAATTTTGTTGTTCATCAGGATATTATTGATGCTATCGTTTTTAGCCTGATCCTTTATCAGATGATTCAGTTCAATAAGTTGAATTTTTACATCATTATTGGAATCATGATCTTTGGCTTTACCCAAAAACCACCATGATATAATTGAAGCAATAACGCATATTATCACAATCCCCTGCTTAACATTGATGTTGGCAGACAACCTTTCTATATTCTTCACGCTTTCGTGTTGTGCTATTATTTCTTCCCGGCTCATTAGAATATTTTCGCTTTATAAAATTAATAATTTATGGATTAGTTAATGCAAAACCATTTGAATTAAGTGTTGCAGGTCCAGTTAGGGTGTATGTTCCTTTAACAGATACGTTGCCTAACAGTTTCTTGGCACCTGAACCTTGAAGTGTTAAGTTTTTGTAACCCGGAGTTGGATCACCCGGAACCTTAATATCCTGGTTGCCTGCAAGCCCGTAAATCCATGTGTTTGTTGCCTGGTTGCAATACAGTTTACCAAGTGTTGCCATTGGTGCAGTTGCATTTTGATAATTTAAGAGGCCCCGATGATCTAAAATAGAATTGGCATTGTTACCATCAATTGTGCCTGTTAAAGTAAGTACATTAGTAAGCAACCCGGCAAACGTAACCGTTATAGCACCTGATATTATTATGTTATTCACTATGGTAAACCCTGTCCAAATTACATTTTGGTTGTTTGTTGAAAACGTGATATTTCCAGTGCCAAAATTAAGAAGTGTGGCATTTATAGCATTTGCCGTTAAACCGCCTCTGAATTCAATTGTTGGATTGCCCCCCGAAAAGTCAGATATACCACCATTGTCAAAGTTTACTAATCCAACAAATATCAATGCCCCGGCACCTGTTTTGGAAATTTTACCATTATTACCACTTAATGTTGTTCCTGTAACAGTGAGATTAAATGTACTGCATTCAAGTATACATCCTGTTCCACCGCTATTATTGTTTAAAGTTCCGGCAATAGTTGTGTTTCCTGCCAAAGTTTTTGTTCCAACGCCAAATAATGTAATGCTTTGAAAAGATGTATATGGTAAAGTATAGCTTCCTGTTATTAAAAATTCCAATGTGCTTGAAGCACCATGCATGTAGTTATAAATGCCTGTACTCATAATGTTACCCATTACGGTTGTACTGTTGTACCTGATTATGCCATCATTATTCAATGTTGATAAAGAAGATAACCCTGTAATGGTGGTGGTGAAATTCATCCTTCCATTATTTGTTAAAGTTATCCCGGCTGCAATAGTTGTTGTACCTGTAAATGATATGTATGAATTACTGCTGAATGCCTGGTTATTGGTGGTAAATTTAATATTACCAGTGCCCATAACGATAGATGTTGAATTATCAGTTGCCCAACCGTTTTGAAATTCAATATCACCATTACCTGAAAAGTTAAATGTTGCACCATTATTGGTGGTTTGAGGACCTTTAAAAAGGGTATATCCTGTTGAACCTAATCTTCTTATTGTGCTTGCAGAAACGCCGTTGTTACTTACAATAGCATTACCATTGACAGTAAAATCAAATGTGCTTAAATCAAGTGTGCCGTTTGATGAATTGAATGCATTGCCTATTGTAGTATTGGCAGCTAAGAAGCGAAGCCCTGAACCTGATATGGTAAGGTTGTAATAATTTACAGGTGCAAGAAGCTGATCACCATTCCATGCATAAGTTACCCTGGAAACACCTGCAATAAAATTCGGGAAAACATTATAATAGCTATTCAGAAGAAGTGAAACATCCGAACCTGAAAAATCTAATGTTCCCGTTGCCTGTAATGTTCCATTGATGGTTAATGTCCGGGTTGTCATTCCATCAACCTTTAGTGTACCCCCAACAATTAGTTGGTTTAGAGCAACGGATGTATCAAGTGTGACAACATGATTGATATACACGTTGTCACCTGGTTGTGGTGAAGTATGGATGTGCTTATCCAGGCCGGGTGAAATCCAAATATTCGGATCACTCCAATTGCCATCATTAAGTGTGTACCAAGTATTGAATCTTCTTGTTACGAATACATTAAAATGAACCTGGTTAATCGGATATTCCATTTTCTTAAAAGTCCCTACGTTTTACCCTGATATAAACATCAGCCGTTAAAGCTGCTTTGTTGCGTACATAGATTGATATTGCTGTTTCCAGGCCAATGATTCTGTTGCCTGCAAGATCAATATCAAATAATTGCGGTGCAAGTGCAGCCAATGATGCCAAAGGTACAACACCATTATTACCTGCATTTATTGGAATAGCAATTTGGCATACGTTATTTTCAACCGTTGCATTTGATCCTGTTGCACAAATGATAATATCAAAATTCCTGATGTTAATTCCATCAAGACTTCTGAAAAGTATATCAGTTACAGCACTTGCATGTGAAGCCCCGGTGCATATCAGCGTATCAGTATTGATTGATAAACCTGAAGCAAGCTTTGTTGCAACCAGGTTACAGGTAAGGGTTGCAAAACTTTTGGTATTTGATGAAGAATCCATTATAGTGTTGTTTGAAAGAAGTTATATGAAATTTGGGTTGTTGCTGTTGCTGTATCCACATAAGCAGTTGTTGCAAGCTTTGTACTATTATCGTTTGCTGATGGTGTTGGTGCGGTCGGTGTGCCGGTGAATGCAGGTGATACGGTGTATCTTGTATCTAATGCTGATAAAGGCAAATCATCAGAAACAACATACCATATACCGCTTTTATAGAGTAATAAAAGCCCCTGGTTAACCAAAGGCAACGTTAATGATGTTGAACCACCCGCTTTATTGAACACATCAGAACCACCGGCATTGATAGTAACAATGTTTGTTCCACCCTGTATAATATGCTTTATACCAATTTGGGACTGATCAGCAGGTGTAGTTGGTAAAGTAATTACTATAGCCCCGGATGTGGTATTAACAGGAACAAAATCATTTACTGCTGCATTGTAATTGGCTGTCTTAACTGCTGTTGGATTCAGTGCAACCACTATATGGTTCAGATTCCATTCCAGTTTTTCCAAACCTGTTAAAATGGTATCAGATGAAGAAAGGTTTCCCCCTGAAGTTGATGAATACCCGGTTAAAGGTCCACCGGCAAAGAATAAACCAGTGATTTGTGCCTGAAGCTTGCCAATAGCAACAAGAATTGAATCTGCTGCTGTAACTGCTGCTGCACTGCCAAAGCTTATGCCTGCTAATAACGTAGCAAGTACCCTGGCTGTTGTGAAGTAAAGATTTGATCCTTCAGTAAGATCAGCAGTTGTTTTTGTGGCAAGATCAGTATTGAATAAGGAAGTGTGGTAATACTTATTGGTTGAACCTTCGCCAATATCATCAGTATCAAGAACAACGGCACCCACTTGTGAATTCACACTGGATACTGCACCCGAACCACTGCTTAATATCCAAGCAGTATCATTAACATCCCAAATATAGGTTTGGGCATCAACACCAATACCGGCATCAACCGTTGCATAATCCCCGGCAACACCTGTTGGGAAAGCTGCCTGCAACGCTGAAAGGCTTGCAAAATATCCTTTATAATGTTCAGATAATGCAGCAAGTTTGGATTTTTCAGCAGATGTATAGTTTTCATCTGATAGTTGTTTGCCAACAACCTTATCAACCTTTGTGCCTAATGCAGTATTTAATGCAGTATTATCAGTGGGATCACCTGCAAGTTCAGAAAATTCAATATCACCCCATTCTGTATTTTGATCGGTGTTATCAATTTTCTTTAATGCTTGTGCTGTTGTACCACCATCAGGAACGCCCGGACCTATTGGGCCAACCAGGGTGAAACCCGTTCCCCAAACCCCTGCTGCTTTCGGGCCAAAGATGGCTATGGTTGCAGAATTAATATAGAAGTCACCGTTTACACCAATGAAGTTTGAAGGGTTTGATGTGCCGTGTAAAACCGTATTGCCGTTTGTTCCATTAGTACCATTGGCACCGGCTGTTCCCTGGGGGCCTTGTGGACCTGTTGCCATGCTGAACACTTGTGTCCAAGCACCTGAAGCTTTTTGATAGAAGATACCTGTTAAAGTATCGATGTAGCTATCACCGTTCTTTCCAGTGCCGGAACTTGGAACGCTTGTGCCGTAAAGCATTGTTCCATCACCGGCCGGGTTGAATGTATAAGCAACCGCCCAAACACCACCTGCTTTTTGATAGAAGGCAACACTATTGGTTTTGAAAAACACATCACCATTATCACCATCAGTATTTTGTGGAACAACAGTGCCGAATGTGAATTTTGCGCCAACAGATATGGAAGCTGTTACCAGGGCAACCAATAAATCAAAATCGAATTTAAGGTTAGCACCTGCATGAACCAATACACCTAAATCAGCCCCCAATACCTGGGATGCTGCGGGTAACTGGCTTATTTTTTTATCTGTTGCCATTAAATTAAGCCCCCTATGTTAAAGAAATCACCATCATAACCACCGAAACCATTTCCACCATTTGGATAATTGAATTGTGTTTTATCAATCTGCCTGATTCTTGGGCCTGCCTGCCTGGATGTAGCGTTTTTCTGATTCATCATCCATTTTGTAAAGTCCTTTCTATGATCATACAGATATTTTATTACTTCATTTGCATGTGCATTGGCAACACTTCTTTGCTGTTGTACCAATTTTACGGTATCAGATACACTTAATGCTGTTGCATTATCATGTATTTTTGTAACCGGGCCTGTTGCTGTATACCTTACTGCATCCGCTTCAATGAACCGGGCAAAGGTATTATAAACCAACATTGGGATCATACCTTCATAAAATATATCATTACCCCGATTATCCACATATTCAACCCCGTTATACAGGTCCATAAATGCTTGTGGGGTATCAGGAAGAAATACCAGGTCGGGACTTAATGAAAGTACGGTGAACAATGCACCTGGAAGATCAGCACACGTAAATGTGTCGTTCACTTCAAACTGCACACCGATGTTTTTAATAACAACGGCTGTTACCAATCCCCCGGCAACCACAAATGATGCTATTGCCTGCACACCTTCGCCTGTTGTAACAATATTTTTATTGGTATATGTTCCATCTGCTGCTGAAGTTGCAGGTGTGGTGATGGCAACCGTGCCAATGCCCGAATTTGAGCACCATTTTATAAACTGATAATACAGTGGATGCCCAAAGAATGGTTTCAAATCAAGATCCTGCATCTTCCTGATGAATACAGTAAGTCTTTTATCCTTTACGTTTATGGAAATATCTTCATATTCACTGAACGTACCGGCATTTATGGTGTGTATCTGATTAGGCATTTTCTTCAGGGATTAATGGTTTGTTAGGATCAGGTATTGGTGGTGTGCCCGGTGCCGGTGCAACTGGCTTCATTTTTTCCATTTCTTCATCCGATGGAACAATTGCAATTGCATCCGCTTCACTGAAGCCATACGCATACATCAAAGCTGCTACTTTATTGGCAGCAGGTATTGGTGTAATCAAAAGTTCATTGATGTTTTGCCCGGCAACTTTACCAATGGCATCTTCAGCAATGCTTTCAGGGATTGGTTCAATGTTAAGTTGCTCAATTGAAATAGGCTGTGTGAAGTTCTTCAGCAGTTCGGCCAACGCTTCAACAATTTCCAAGCGATCTATGGCCGTGTTATCATTGAATTCCCTGATGGCTTCTTTCTTTTCGCTTCCAGGATCACTTAACCCGGCTTTCTGATTGCTTGTGCTAACCAGGGCTTGTGGAACGGAAAAACCTTTGATTATCCTGGCTTCAACAGATGCTTCAGTGGATTCAAACAACTTATCATTGTTTTGAATAGAATAGGGCTTGAATTCAGGCTTATCTTCATCATCTTCATATTCGATAACGATAATTTTTTGAGCACTTTTTGCCCCCTGGAATTTGCCCAAATCCTTTTCAAGCTGTGATGGTGTGTTTGCACTTGGGTATGTACCTGAATCAGCATTTGAATTATCGGCTTCTTCCCTACGTGAACGCATGAACAACATTGTTGAAGGCAGGAAGCCGGTTGTTACTTCCCGGTTATTGAAAACCTTTATCCCGGCTTCAGTTTCAAAATCTTCCCAAACGCTATCAGCTTCAATTAGTGGGTAAACATCAATTTCAGGATTGAAGTAATATAGTTGGCCCAAATAATTATTCCATCCACCACCATCAATGATTTGCTGTTTGATCACTTTAGGATCAGGATTGTAAGGATCTAAACATTTGATTCTTGACTTGGTGATGTTCTTCCAGGTTCTACGGCCCCAATCAGGGTAAAGCATGAACTTACCCGTGTTAACAGGATTATCAGTATCACCCATCCTGATGTTTTCAAATGAAACATAGTTAAGTTCCACCACCTTATAATTGGCATTGTAGTTTACATGAATGCCAAAGGCCCTGAACAATGCTTTATCCCGGCCAATGGCAATTCGTAATTTATTAAGGGTTAATCCTGAACGATTGATAACCAATTTACCTGTTTCATCATCTTCAAACTTTTGCCCGGCAATGAACTTGGCACGTTTGTTCCAACAGTCTTTTGCAGTCGGGCTTTGGCCAACCAATTCAAGCATCCTTTGTGGGTATGCATTGTCATAGTCATAATTCAGTATACCCCAACCCTGGTTTGGCCGAACAAAAATCCTGGGTTCAATTTGTGGTAAATAGGTTTTCATCAGGTCGGATTATGGAAGTTTATCAAAAAGTACTTTTACGTGGGGATAGTTTTTAATGTAAGCTGCTGCATTTTCATCAGTAAGGTTATCATTATTGAAAAGCTTATCCCCTTGTACAAATTGGTGGTTGCCTGGCTTCAGGATATATTTCTTTTCTGAATAGGAAGCATTCCCGGCTTCTATTTCCAATTTGCGAAGTACTTTCCTTAGATCGGTGATTGCCCTGGCTTCACACTTGGGGCAATCTTCAATATCCTTTGAGTAATAAAGGGAATATAATTCCTTTAATTTGGTCTTATCCCGCTTTGAAGGGTCCAACCAATCTTCCAAAAACTGTTTCAGTTCTTCCATGATTTTTTAGTTTAAAATAAAAAAGGGTGGGATTTTATTTCCCACCCCTAAATTAAGTTTAATTTTCTGAAGCTTTATGCAGCCGGTATACAAAGTGCTTCCAATGCTGCCAAAGTGAGTGCGTATGTGCCCGGTGATCCTATGGAAACACAACGTGGTAACATTGGCTCCCTTAGTTTTGGCCGGTTGGTTAACTTCATGTTATACCCACCACCAAAGTTATCATCAGATGCATTACGTTCACTTCCATCATCCATTAAGCCGTTCACACAACCAAATAGTTCAAAGATGGAATCACCGTCACGGTAATTATTAACAGCTATGGCCTGAAGGTTGGCATTACCCATTGCCTGAATTTGAGTTTTTATATCACTGGATATACCTGCAATGTTAAAATCAATTTCTTCAGTATAACGGGAACCAACGCTTGTACGAACGCTTTTTGAAATAGTATTGAAGCTGTTATTGGTGCCCAAATACTTATACATTAACGATGTACCCACACGGGTAATGGCTGTAATCAACAATGGATTGCCTGAATCGAAAGTGAATGTGAAATCACCCATGTTGAACAGGTAAAGTACATCATCAACGCCTTGTGCAATAGGATCATTGGCACAAATATCAAACCCATCGGATATTTTATCACATAATGGCATGGTTTGTTTCTCCTTTACTGATTAAAATGATAAATAAAATAATTCGTTTCCGAACTTAAAGTTCACGGCTGCTTTCATACGAGCCTTCATACGAACCACATCATCATTGGTATACGGTTTAAGGTAAACAGTTGATAAGGACGATTCATCACCTAATAAATCCACACCCAAGAATAGGTTGGAAGCACGGGCACCCAACAGGGTATTTGCCTGCCAATGGTTCATGATCTGTAACGGCATGCCCAAATAATCCATTTTCTTAACATCGGTGAACGCATTCAGTACATTCACTGCTTTTTCAGCTTGTGCCTGTGCGTATGCGTATGCTACGTGGAAAGGGATCATCAGGTTAAAATCATCCTGGGTACGATCAGCAGGATCAAGTTGAGCATAAACCCATTTCAACACCTGAAGCACGTTGCTTGCATTGATGAAGGTTAAGGTTGCAGCAGTTGCAGCCGAACCGCCAAAAGTTGCAGCTAAACGGGTGTTAACATCGTTATAGTTACGGATTAACTTGATATGGGTAGCGTCAATAACCTGGATGAAATAAGAGGTTGGAACAACTGCATTCAATAATGCAATACTTCCACCGCCTGTTGTTTCAGTCAAGGCACCTGCTGTAACCTGAACGGTAACAACATCACCATCCTGATATTTGGTTGAATCAGCCACAAGAACAATACCTGTTGTTGCGATAGCAGTAACCACTTCAGAAGTGTTTGCTTTACCTGCCAGGTGTACTTTAAAAGGACTTGTTGCAGCAGCTATTGAAGGCAACAGACCTGGGAAAGCAGCAGTAAATGTTGCTTCCTTAGTTGCACCTTTACCCAACCAATACAAACGGTCGTTTGCAATTTGGATTTTGGTTAAATAACGATTAACCATGTGATCAGAAAGATCAACAACACCTTCGTAATCTGCAAATGAACCTGGTTTAATGGATTGGCTTTCCCATGATTGGATAAGCTTATCCCACTGTTCCTGTTTCATGAACTCATACACAACCGGGTCAAGGTAGCTTTCATTCTGCAATGCAGTAGTACCCTGATCATTGAACACCCCGGAAGGGTCCTGAAATTTCACTTCATCATCAGCATCTAATAGAATCTTACGCGCCTTTACATCAGTAAGAACGGTAATTAAACCCCTGGTTACGGTATCAGCCTCTAATAGAGTTGAAGCCATAAAACCGGCTAATGCTGCACCGGCATAGGTGTTGTTTGAAAAAGTAAATTGTGCCATTGGATTTTATAGTTTTCTTTAATTAGAGGTTAAACAGTTTTAATGCCCTTGTTTTTCACTGCTTGCATAGCAGCATTGGCAGCAAGGGAACCTTCAGCCGGTTGTTTGATGTTAGACTTATCACCTGCAACAACAGTCCGTGTTTGGCGGGTTTGGTTTTCAGGTTTGTAAGTCGAAAGGATTTGATCCTTCACTTCATCTTCTGTAAGTTTCACGGCTGCGTTACTTACTTTCAACTGATCCCTTAATTCCAGAATCATAGCAGCTTTTTCACCATCTGCTTTAGTAACTTCAGCAAGCTTTTTGATAGTTGCGTTCATTACCTTTTTGGTGCCAACAGATTTTTTCAGTTGGATGCCGTGCTGATTCAGAACGTTTTTAACGGGTTCAGCTTTATTTTCAGCATCAAGTTCATCATCATCCATTTCATCATCATCTGCTGCATTTGCAACACCTGCAATGTTTTCAATAGCACCATTCTTTACAGACATAGTGACTTTTTTATTGGAAGCTGAATCTTCAACTTCAATATCATCATCATTCATGGCTGTTTCCAATTCGGCTGAATTAAAAACCTTTGTACCTTTAACCAGGTTACCAACAAAGAAAATATCACCTTTATTGGTGGTTAATTTGTTAGTTGACAGCTTGAAAAAGTTCATTACTTTGGCAAGCGCACCATCATTTTTGTTTACGATGGCTTCAATTTCTTCTTTTGTCATTTCGTTTTCAATTTGTGCCGTTTCAGGCTGCTTAACTAATATGTGATTTATTACTTGTTTGTACTTTAAGGGTGCAGTTGCAATTCTGTTAAGAACCACTGCTGCATTTTTAACAGGTTCACCGGCTTCTTCAGCATAATCTTCAACATCGGTGCAGAATTTCAGGGCCAATGCTTCTTCAGCAGATAACCAGGTGGTGTTATTAACCATTTCGGTTACTTTCTCAATATCAAGCCCGGTAACATCAGCCCAAATTGCAATTACGTTATCAGTGCACTTTTGAACCATTGAAGAATCAGTGATTAGTGATTTTGAATCACCGGCTGTTACTATACTTGCCGGGTGAATCATCAGTAATGAATACTTAGACATTGTACGCTTGCTGCCTGCTGCAAACACGGTTGCTGCTGCTGATCCTGCAACAGATATACAGATGGTGTGAACATTACCTGCATACTTTTTCAGAAGATCATAAAGGGCAACTGCATCAAAGTGGGAACCACCAAGTGAAGAAATATCAATTTCAATATCATCACCACTTGCACATTCCAACTGCCAACGGATAAATTCCAGTGACATACTTCCAGTGCCTATGCAATCGTATTCAGTATCGAAAAGAGATATTTTGAAAGCCATGTGAAATGGTTTGATTTTGTTGGCATAAAGATACCATCACAAAATATTATTCTTTTTCACACTTTAATATGTGTAGGTTATTTGGTTGTAGGTTTAAATCTGTTCACTGCTTTATCAATGGTGTTATAGTGCAGCTTCCATTTATAGCTTGCTTCAATCATGGCTTTGTGCTTGCTTATTTTCCGAACCTCTACCTGGGTGATCACCCATAGATAAATATCCCGATATTGAAAAGCGGTTGCACTTACAAACCCGGCTTTAAATAAGCCCTGCATTATTTCATCATCATAAAGAACCGCCCGTACTTTATCAGTCATTGTGGATTATAGGTTTACCCGGTTTACTGTTTTAGCTTTAATAGATTGCTGATTATTAATATCCTTCACATCCACAACAACAGGCGGGAAGTTATTGATCAGGGAAAATGCAATGCTGTTGGCCAAGTTTTGTGTGCCTTCTTGTGGTTGGGCATAATAGCGGTTTGAATTACCACCATCAGTTACTATACCACCAATAGCATATCCCCGGCCTGGATTCCGGGTGCTGAAGTCGCGCCCCCCGTATCTTACATTGATAGCACTTACCAGGTTACGCGCCCATGGATCTTTCATTGCTTCAGAAACAACCACCGCTTCACCTGATCTTAGTTGTGCATTCACGTTATCATGCCTGCTGTAACCAGGAAGCAAAGCACCCCGGCCATCCGATTTGTGGAAACCACCAGTTGCGTATGCAGGTGGTTTTTGTGAAGCGATCACACCAATTTCTGCTGCACCTGTTGCTGCTGCCAATGCCATCAGTGGAATGATAGGTGAAGCCTTCAGGATTGACATTGCTGTTTCAATAGCAGCTTTTGCCAATGATAATTTTTGATCTGCTTTAAATTCCTTCACCTTTTCCTGACCTTCCAACTTCCTGTATTTATCATTGATGGAAATCTTTTGTGCTGAAGTAAGGCTTGAATTGGCAAGTTCCCTGTCTTTATCTTTTCCAAGCTGCACTTCACGGGTTTGTGCCTGGGATTTAAGGCTATTGGAAAATATGCTGAAAGCTGCATTGGTTGCTACCTGGCTAAACTGAAGAATCATATCCATTTTAGCATGTTCATTCTGTTGGGTCAAATCAAAATCAGCAGCTAAATATGCTTTTTCCATTTCCAGTTTGGCAGCATCAGTTAAACCCTTTTGGGAAACTTCAGCATTATATTCATCCAATAACTGCTGATGTTTAGCGGATTGTTCATCAGCATTGAAAGGGTTATTCTTACCACCGGCAATTCCCTTCTTTGCCTGGGCATCGAATATGGCCGTCTTATCCTGGAAGGCAAGTTGCTGATCATAGGCTTGCTTATTGATTTGATCAATCTTCCTGTTGGTTTCTTTGGTTAACTCAACCCGTTTATCAGAATTATTTCCCAACAAAGCCAACTGTTCATTCAGGGTTGTTTTTAATGCCTGAATTTCGTTATCAGAATATTTGGTTTTAGTGGATGTAAGTTCTTCATTTAGCTTCCTGATGTTATCCTGTAACTGCTGATTTTCAATATCAAGCTGTAATGTTCTTTGGGCTTTATCATTATTGGCAGCAGCAATTTCCCTTTTCTGCACATCTTCAATACCGGCAATGTGTATTGCTTTTAATTCCAGGGCACCTTTTTGTGCTTCCTGCACCATCACCTTGTTGTGCTCAACCAATAACTGTTCAGTAGCAATGTATTGTTCAGCCTGCAATTGTGCGATAGTGCCCAACCCTGTTGATACGCCTTTGCTTGCTGCTGCACGTACCTTCCCTGATTTGGAAGTGTTGGCAAGCTGCCTTTGCTTTTCAACAAACTGTTCCTGCTTGAAAATTAACTGCCTGTAATGTTCATTAGTGGTGGAAAGTTCTTTACCGAAAGCTTCTTGTTGGAATGCTAATGTACGGCTGATGCTTGCAACCTTTTCACTGGCTGATTGGGCTGTTTCTTCTTTGATCTTCTGAATCAAGGCAAGTTCTTTTTCTGCTGCCTGTTCAGCCTTCATATCAATGGCATCCAAACGGTTTTGCGCCCGTTCTTTTACAGTAACAAATTCCCGTTCAGCTTGGGTTTGTTTCAATTGTGCATTTGCTATTGCCTGAATATCAGTACCGGCACCTTCTTTATTCCGCAAACCTTTTGTTTTATCCAGGTATGCAGCAGTTTCAATACCGGCTTTAAGCATTCGGGTGGTGCCGGTGACTTCATCTTTGATCAGCATGCCGGTTTTCATTATGGCATCCCGTTCTTCTTCAGAAAATTTACGGGCATTTGTAGCTTGTAACACTACCAATTCATACTGTTTATCAGCAAGTTCTTTATTGCCCTTGTACTTATCAGTGGCTATTTTCTGTATTTCATCAAAGTATTGCTTTTCTTGTGCCGGTGTATTGCGCCTGTTACGCATCTTCAACTGAAGTTCGGCAATCTGTTCATCCGCTTTGGCATCATCAACAAGATCCTGAACAATAGCCCGGTTCAAATCCTGCATTGCTGCTGTTAATTTCTTAGCTTCAGAATACGCCTTACTCATATCATCAGCCAATTGACCGAACCCAACACCTTCGCCCAAGTCGGACATAAAAGCACTGAAGGCTGCACCCACACCTGACATTTGTTGTTTCAGGGCTTCAGCATTAGGTGTTAACTTAGCGAACCATCCGACTATTGCAACAATACCCACCACAATAGCAGCAATGGCAGCGATCATGCCGATCATACCGGCTGATAATCCGGCAATACCTTCTTCAGCAGCAGGTGCAGCAGCAGCAATTGATTGAGTACTTTCAGCAGCTTCAGCACCTTTCACTGAAAACTGTTCAACACCTTTGGCAGCATCCCCAAACTTTGAAGGCATGTAACCCATTGTTTGGTTTAACTTCGCTGAAGCATCATTGCTTTTGTTCATGGCATTTGGCAGGAAGCCAAATCCTTTTACAACGGTGGTGATGGCCGTGTTGAACCTTTGGAAGCCTGGTATGGCATCCCCTAATGAACTAAATGCATTCTTAAATGCTTCTTCATAGTTACCTACATTCCTGTAAGTTTGGCCAATCTGCTTTTCCTGGGTTTTAAGCTTGGTGGTTAAATCATCAATGGTTTTGCCAAGTGCAAGGGTGCTTTGTGCTGTTTTGCCTTCTTCCAGGCTTAGTTTAGCATATTGGGCTGTTAATACCGAAAGCAACGCCCGGTTTTGCTGAAGGGAATTATTTTCAGCATTTGTTGCTTTGGTGATGTTATCAATCTGCTTGTTGGCATCCTTTATTTCGGCTTTAGTAAGCCTGATTTGGGATTGAAGGCCAACATATTCTGCTGTATTCTGCTTATTGGCAGATGAAAGCTTGAATTGCTTTGCAAGAAGTTCATCCAGGGTGCTATTCAACCCGGTAACATCTGTTTTTAATTGAGTTTGTTTAAGTTTAACATCAATTAAAATCTTTTTGGTTATATCATCTGCCATTGCTATGAAATGTAAATATGTTATATTCGCACTTCAAAGGTTTATAATTGGTTGATGCCGGTTTAGCTATCCCATAAGTTAACCGGCATTATTTTTTCCTGTAAAAATATAATATTTTATCCCAACTTGACTAAAGTTACTTTCGTTGGCACATTGGGTTGCCAAGCTTCAATGTTATTGATGTAGTAATAAGCATTATCCTGTTCCAAATAAACTGGAATCAGTAAATCCAAATCCTTTATATCCTGTTCTGATAGTAAAAAATACCTGGTTGGTTTTTTGGTGTCTTTAAGTATCTGCATCAGTTCAGAATAGTTCATCAATTTGAGATCATCCCACATTAATGAATGTTCACCACCTGTTTTGAAGAAATACGGGCAATCCACCACATCATTCACGAATATATTGTGATCAGGATCGTTTAAATCACCATCAGGATCATCAGTAAAATGAATTGTTTTGCCCAATTTTAGTAAATCAACCTTGTTTGAAATCAAAATTCTTGGGGCAACACTTATACTGAAATCATTACTGCCTGTTGTGGGATCGATCATCTGCACCAATGCAGTAACACCACCTACAAACGGACGGTTAAGGCTTGCACCAAACATACTTACTATTAGTTCAGCCGGGTATGGTGATAGGGTTTTATCATTGATCACTATTTTTGACCAACCATATCTTGGGGGAATGATAGAAGGCCCTGCATTCGGATCAACCTGGTATTCCAGGTAATTCACTTGTGCGTAATTATCACTTAACTTATATTCAACATCCTTTCCCTGGTTAAGACATTTGGAAGTCCAATTATATGCTTTACCAATGTTGCTTACAATATCCTTCAGGGATGCAAAGTTGATTGTTTTGGAATAAACATCTGTTTGGCAGATGATGCCGAAACGCTGAAGGGTATCTTTCAGTAAGTCTTTTTGTGATGTGTCGGGAAATATCTTTTCACACTGCACGGTTTGGCCGAAAAGAACATCCTGGTTGTTCGCCTTGATAGTCAATTCTGCACCGGCCTTCATACTGAACTGTGAACCTGTATAACCTTTAAAATCATACTCTATCTTAATCTTACCATTAACCGGCAAATCAGTTTGGAATCCAAGTGTTTGATTTAAAATAGTGGTATAACCAAATTGGGTGGGTAATGATCCTGCAAAAATACGGGTTGGGTTATTGGTTAAATCATAAGTGATACCTGCAAGCACCACTTCACCATTTATTGGGTCAATGTAGACAATGTTTATATCCAGTGATGAACCATAGGTGCTATCTATGTGCCCCAAAAAGAATAATTCAGGTATTTTTAATGAAATATTCACCCCCAATACCTGATTTACGGTGTAAACCCCGGTGCCAACGTTATAAAAATTGCTTGGATTGCTTATTATGTTATTGAAAATAAGTGTTGGCCTGGGGAATGGTTGGGATGCATTAGGGTGTGTTATGTTCAGATTTTGGCCCAATGATGCAACAACACCCTTTTCATCAGGCTGATTTTGATAATCCACACCGTGTTCCCATGATCCATTGCTGAATTGTGCGATCAGTAACGGGTATAATGGGTTTTTAAGTAGTGATCCTTTCGCCAAATAGCCGGTTGATTTGACAAGAAGATCAATTGCTGTTTTGATGAAGAAGCCGGGACGCATTGAATGCACATCAATGGGTAATGTGAAATCATCACTGAACAATCCGTAATCAACAAGTGGGTAAATCCATCCACCTATGCCGTTATTGCCGGAACTGGCTGTATTCTTTTGGCTCCCTGCTGCATTCTGAAGATTCCAAACATGATCATAAGGTTTCCATACCAGGGTTTGACCGTAATTACTGTATTGGCTTGTGCTATCACCCATATCTGCCAATTGACCGCCCAATAAATCAAAGAAATCAACATTACCTGATAGAAGTGTCAGTGCAATTTGCTGTTCGTTGCTTGCATTCACTTCAGCAAAGGCATTTGCAAATACTTCAACCCCGTTTCTTATATACCGGCCATCAAGTTTTCCGTATACTTCCCTTTGGCACATCTGAATATCATCAGGAAAGCCAAATATTCTTCTGTTATTTTGTGTATTTGGGATTTTAAATTGGTTGGAAGTGTTGCCCTGTTGATTTTGAACATCACCCAAATCATTTATCTGAAAGGTTAAACCTATAAGACTATCATTATCTAAATCACATCTTTGATCGTTAATGAATAGTTGCTGATCTTGTGTCATAAAAAAGGGGGCCGTTTATGCCCCCTAAAATTAATAATTAAAATCAGTATCCGATTATGCTTCAGCAATCGGGAATTCGTGAACATCACCAACCTTCACACCTTGTGTTACCAGGTCGGGTTCATCAATCAAATCCTGTTCGGTCACTTCGCGTTCTTCAAGCCCGGCTTCCTTCAGTGCAGCAATGCGTTTATCATTTGCTTCCTGTTCTTCAGTAGCCTTTTTTTCAGCAGCTTCACGTTCTTTTTTCTGTTTAGCTGTTTCCGGCTTCTTAGGTGATGAATTATCATCATCTGAATTACCACCATTGGGTTCAAAACCAGGTGTTTGCTTAATACTGCCAAGTCCCCCGGCTGTTGAAGCATTCTGATTGCCTGTTTTGTCGTAATCGAAAAGATCATTCATTCCATCTGAACCGAATTTTGAAATGTGGGTAACGCCTGATTGAAGTGCTGTTGCTTCATCTTTTGTAAGGTGCACACCTTGTTTTACCAGGTCTGCATAAGTTAATTTTGCCATTGTTGATTTGTTTTTATGTAAAGTTATTGATTAAAAAAAGCATTTACTTAATTCGGTGTGCTTGTCTTTCCCAAATAGAATTTCAAGCACCGGCACTTCATTACCTGGGATCACCTTTAAATCCCTTGACATTAGCAGGTGTTTTGATCCATCCACGCCCCGGACCCTTCCCATGTAGTAATATTCACAATAGTTCGGTTTGCCCTGGGATTCAAACAACCTGAAGTCTACCCGGCCAATATCAACTTTAGCTGCACGGTATAAACAGAAACGCATTAAGGTTTGATGAAGAACTTCTTCTTCTTTGCAGGCAACCCACTTTAAAAACTCTTTAATGATCGGGTTGTTTTCGTTATTTTCACCAAGATTGTTTGATGCAATTGTTAGTTTACTCATTAGTGCTTGGTGGTGTGGTGAAGTAATCTATGAATTTCACAAGCTGATCATCTGAAAACTTCAGTCGGTGTTCCAACAGTTCTGTTTTACCGGCCTGCATATCAACCTTCCTGGTATTGATTCCTTTCTTTTCAATTTCATCATTAAGTACTGATAGAAATAATCTACCCAATGAACCAGGAAGTTCCAAGAATGGCTTCATTGGTTCAAAACTCCCTATTGGGGGCCTATGTTCTGTTTCTGTCAAAACACCATCTGTAAAATGATAAAATATTTTGCCACCTGGGAATGTTTTAACAAAAAATATCTTAATTCTATCATATTCCCTTTCATCATCTATGTAAATTTTTACTTCGCTTTCCATATTTATTGCTTTAAAAAATCAGGGAATTCAGTTGTTGTAAACCCGGCTGCTGATGCATGCCCACCACCACCATATCTTTTGGCTATGACTGAACAATCCACATCAGGGTTCCCACTGTAAAGAGATACCACCCAATTAATGCCATCAAATTTAAAGGGAACCATAAGATCATATTTCATTGGATCAAATACGCTATCAAAAGCCATGCTTCCAAACCCGGCACCGTTGCAGGCAATACCTTCCAAGCCATCAACCACAACATCAAAGCTGCTTTTCATGATCTGCTTATCCATATTGATCTGATACTGTAAGGCTATTTTACCCTGTTCGATTATGGTATCAATAATTGCCGGTGATCCATTCAGTAAACCAGGTGTAACCTTGATAGGATTATCAACACCCATTGCCTTCATTCCATATTGGAAGGGCAACACTAACTTATTCCAATTGCTTTTGTTTTCATCCCGCCAAGTATCATATTGCCCGATCAGGGAAACAGCATCAGGCATTGGTTCATCAGGAAACAGGTAATTCCAAGTTATTTCACATGCAGCTATGCCCTGCTGAAGAACTGCTTTGAAGTATTCAGCCTGCACCGGGTTATCTGTCTTGAATTTATTGTAATCTTCAATGGCTGATTTGTGGTGATCAATCCAGGTTAATTGCCTGCCTGTATACAATGCCAATTTTGCCATATCTTCAGGCAGTATGGAAACATCAACCATGATCACCGGCTGATTCCTGGGAATCTGATCATACGGTATGGGTTGGCCATAATCGTAACCTATCAGGATACAATCAGGATATTTTTTGTTTACGATAGCACCCGAATAATAGCCATCAAGATCCCGGGAATGATAAATGCAATACATTTTATTTAGGGTTTATAGTTTGTTTGCTCTTTTCTTGCTTCATCATTTCTTCCATACGTGCCTGAAAGCCTAATCTTTTTTTAGGTTCATTTGCATGCACGTTGTTTCTCAAAGTATGTTTCAGGTTCTTATTATCAGCTTTTTTTAATATTAAATAAGATATATAAATGCCTGCTATAACCAACAGATAAATTGCTGTTACAATCCATAGTGGTGAAAGTACCCAAATCCATGACCGGGTGATAACCTTGCATATCTTTAGTACAATAAATGTGATGGTTAAAGCCCCGGTAAATCCTATGCCGGAACTGGAAGATGATGATGAATTTGCCATTTAGTTTAAGATTTTTTAGTTTGAAATATTGTTGATGGTGTTGTGATTCTTTCGGGTGGATAATTACCAACTGCTCTATGTACATCAGATAATGCACGTTTTAAATAAATGATTTGATCATCAAGCCGTTTCACCCTGGTTCGGGCATTGTCGCATTCTTTTGAATAAATTACATAATCATCCATGCTTGCAGTCCGTTTCATTTTCTCCAAATAGATGAAGAATACATTTTTCCAATGTGCATGTTCAGCATTAAGCCTCATAAGTTGTTCTTGAAAGCTGATTGAATCAGGTTGTGGGATTGGTGCCGGTGGTGGTGGTGCAGTTTGTGTTCCACCTGGCTTTTCTTCCCATTTTGGCAGTCTTAATATAATTGTAATTATACATATAACCACTACCATGTATATAAAACATTCAAGGTTGCTTGGTGGATTAATCATTGGGTTCCCCTTCTTCATTAAAAGTAAATACTGCCATCGGTTGAAAACGGTGCCCCAATGTACGAATCATTACGGGCCTGCCTGCAAGGAAGGCTTCAATATCTTCTTTGTTTGGCAACCATCCTGTTAAAACATACTCAACAATACAGGGATCACCTTCAGCATCAACCGCTTCCATTGCACCACGAAAGGCAGTTATTGGAAAGCAATCTTCATCCTTCATGCTTTCAGGCTTGGATAGGGTTAAATTATACCCCGGTAAATCTATGCACCTCATTTGAACCTGGTTTTTAAGTACATCCGAATCATTCTATATTTGAAATACCATCTTACAACCCACCTTCTGTGAAGCCAATCATGCTGATCCATCAGAAGCAAATACTTTTTGTTCAGGTCCAGGTGTTCTTGCTTCCAAAGTTTGGATATACCCTTTTGTTCATTAAGTTTGAACTGTAATGATTTAACCAATTCCCTATTAGGGTTCAGTTCCAATTCCCATTCATTCTTCCAATTAAGGGTGAAAATAATATCATCACATTCTACTTTGGCACTGGAATCAGATATTCGATTGACCGGAACCATGCTTGGTGGTATAATAACCCTTCTTTCACGGCTTCTTTCTTCATTTGGATTGGGAAGTGTATCCATCACTTGACGCAAAGCGGTTGCAGTTAGTTTCATATTGAAATGTTTTTTAAGTTCATTTCAAAGATAGAAGATATTTATTGAAATAAAAAAAGTCAATAACCTTGATGATCATTGACTTTGCAACATTGCACTATTGATTGCGGTTGCTAATACCGGGGGTGTTCCGCTTTCGCCTTACCATTACAAATATAAAATAAAAAAGCCCTGCGAGCGAATCAGGGCCTTTCCATAGATCATTGATGTAGACCGCACCAACGCTATTGATACAAACTTAAATATAAATCTTCTGATAGGCTAATCAAAACACCATCAACTTTAAATATCCAATTACCCTTTTGATGCCTTACAGTATATCCCCGGCCCAAATGCTCAAAGAATGTTGTTTTTAATTTATAAGCTTCTGTAATCATTTTAATTTTCTGCTTTTTTTATGTTTATTGTGTTTGAATGTTCTTTGATGGCATATTGAAGGTAAGTGCAAATTCATATTGCCCCAAGTTAGTTTCATATTCAGCAAATGATGCAGTATTAACAATAACCGTTTGCCATTTCAAAGGGTTTTGGCCGGTAAGTATCTGCACTTTCGGGCTGAACTTCATGGATTGGCAACCCTTAATATCATCAACAGACATATCCACTGCATGCACCTGAACCTTTTCTGAAGCTGATTTGCTGATCACATCTTCAATGGATTGTTCGTTTTCCCAATCATCAACATACCTGGTTATAAGTTGGGCATTCTGCACATCCAGGTTGTGTTCCTGATTGAAGATGAACCTGTAATAATTCCATGATCCTGTTAAGCCTATCCACCGCAAATACACGCTGTTATAATCACAATTTTTATCTATCCTGACTATCTGATCAGAAACCACCTGTTGTGGATTGCCCCCCGAATTATCATAGAAGATGCCTATCTTGATAAAGTAAACATCATCAGCAAAATCATTATCTATCAATAGCCGGTTCAGGCCAACGTGTTCAACAATTGGGGTATTGAAAAATGACTGTTCACCAATAATGAACTTGCTGCCATCTTCATTAAGTATGTAACTGCTATCTTCATTTAACAGGAATGTTGTGATGGATGATCCACCCCCGATAACTTCACGGTTAATATCCAATAAGGTTATTTTTGAATACAACTGCCTGCCTGCAACCTTTTCACTATAAATAAATGAAAGATCAAAAGGGAATGTTAAGCTGTATACAGGTTCTTTGAATTCAGTAATCCATTTTGCAGATCGATTTGTAAAAGGAACGTATTCAATTAGATTACCCCCCCACTTATCACCAAGCTGCCTGGCTGTAAACACTACATAAAAAGGATCTTCCAACGGTATGAAGTCGCTTGTGTGCCCGGTGTTCCCATCAGCATCAATGGTTCCATCTTCCCAATGTTCAGCGTATGCGATCTGATAAGATGCAGAAAGGTTGGAATCCCGAAAGTTTATTTCAGTGTAATCACTATCATCTTTTATCTGAAGCAATGATTGCATGAAGTTTTTGAAATCAGCCTTAACCAACCCGGTTGCATCTGCACTGTTCTTTGATATTAAGGTTTTACCAGGTTGCCCGGTGATCGGATCATTGAATGTTATTTGAGTATAGATTTTATAGTACGGCTTCATGGTATCTGAATTCATGAACCCGGTGGTGGTGGTACTCCAAACCACATCACATGAAACACTGGATATGGTTGCAGCCAATACTTTGAACACCCCCGTATAAACATCAGTATTGATGTACACGTAAATTGCAATACCATTAACCCCGGCTGCTTTTTGTGTTGCAATGGCATTAACCAAAATTGTTAAATCACCATTGATGTTGAAAGTAACCCCGTGTATAGTGCGCAATGGCTGCACATCAGAATATAGTGATGCACTGGCAACTTCATAATCCTTTCGCTGATATTGAAACACAATAGGGTTGAAGGCAGCATTCCACCGGGAACGGCTCCCACCTATGTTTACGGATGGATCTTTTACAAGAAGGTTGGCAGTTGTTTGAATAGTTACCTGGCCATTAACAGCACAACCAATCGGGTTGGCATCCCTTAACCATACAGTTTTAACACCACCTGATAAGCCGGTGAATGTTTTTGAAGATTGGAAGGTGATGTTATCCAGGGAATATTCAATTGGCCCATAACTGGATGTGGCATTTACTGTAAGCACTGCATCATTGGCACCAATAAATGATTCATTGGTATTTTCAAATGATCTTAATACTAAGTCACACTGATTAACAGGTGGTGCCGGATCGGGTGCTTCTGATTGTGATGTGATCCTGAAGGATGTATTTACACCATGTGAGGGGTTTGTATCCCGAATAACACCTGTCCAAATTCCAGTCCATTGACCAGGTATTGTTGTTGTACCCGGTGTATCCACACCATTCAAGGTGATCACATAAGTAACAACAATATTATCACCGTTTACAGGATTGCCCGTTGCAGGATCAATAACAGAAATCCTTACTTGGCCAACAGTTTGTGTGCCTGATTGGAAAGTATTTGAATAGTCAATAATTGCAAGCTTTGCCATTATGCTGTTTGTTCTTGTGGAATGTAAATTGAATTGGATATTTCAACCTGGAATAATTCAGCCATGATACTTAATTGCTTAGTCATTACCCGATCAACATTTTCTTCTGATAGTGGAACATCAATGATGCCCGGTGTGCCTGGGTATCCATGTTCATGTATATGCTTGGCTATGATGTAGGAAAGCTTCACATCAATTCCTTTGGCTTCACACCACACGGCAATTTCTTCCCTTAATGTGGGATCACCGGCCGGTGTGCCTGGCTTGGTTGGCTTCCTGCCTTCCTGCAATGCGTATATCCACCACGGCCCGGTTAATTGTGCTTCATCATTGGTTGCAGTTACTTCCAGTTTCCTTTCAGTGCTTCCAGTGGCAACGCGGTTGGATAGGGCAAAGGATTTGATTAGATCAATCCTAAGTTCGGATACCACTTGCAACAACTGTTTTTGAACGTTTGCCATTTAGTTTGCTGAAAAATGCTTGTGAACCATTCTTGTTTTATCACCTGGATGTACGGGATCTGCCAACACCTGTTTAACGCTCTTATCAGGAATGATATTCCTAACATGCTTCAAGTATGTTATTGGAAGGTTATAAAGCTGCCAATGAAGCTGAAGCCTGATAAATGGTTTTGTAACAAGTTTGGTTGCCCGATCATCCATGATTGGGTATAAAGATAAATTAAAGTTTAATAAAAAAAGCCCTACCATTTTTAGTGGTAAGGCTTTCTGAAAAAATAAGTATTTGCGCTTATTGGATATAAAGAACGAACCACTAAGGGTTGATCAAATGTACTAAAAACAAAGTTTCTTATTATAAAATGTTTTCAGGTCCATGGTAAGGATACGGCCATAAAGATTTACATCATCCTTATTGAATATTGGTTTAGTCTTGGATGCATCACCAACGTTTACTTCAAACAGCTTCCTACCAACATTATCTTTGGCCTTGCATAGCCTGATCAGGAATTCATTTATTAGATCGGTAAGCTGCACATCCAGTACTTCACACTGTTCAGTGTTAGTGCCCAATTCAATTTTATAACCAAAGAATAAGAAGATGCTGAAGGTGTTATTGATTGAATAATTGTTGGTGTACTCATTACCAACACCCTGCAATGAATACATGAACACCACCGGGTTCAGTACATTTTCAATAACAGGTGGGGAAATAGGTGTTGGCCCCGGTGTAATCTTGACGGTTGATAATTCAACATCATCAATCTTCACGTTCAATTCGGCTTCAGTGCCGTAAATAAATGCAGGTGGGATTGCTGAACCCGAACCAACCATGCTTACTACAATAGCCTGAATTTCTGCTTTTAATGCCATTATACGGTGTGATTCATTTTTAATAATCTACCTGAATAGTATCTTCTATAACCATGAAGGTATGAATTGTGAACTAATATTTTACCGTTAATCTTTTCACCCCAAATTTTACCTTTCTTAATATCCATCCTTAAAGTGGATAAAGACCTGTTAAAAAGTTTTGAAAGTTCCTTTAATGAATAACAGTTTTTAAAGTGCAAATGACCAATGGCATCCTGAACCATTTTCATTTCATGATCATGGTTTTGCGGTGCTTCACCAATAACATTGTATTCAATTCCATCAATTATTTTCGTTGCCATTACTGTAAAGTTGCTTGATTGCTTCTTTCCTTATTGCCGTTATCAACTTCAATTTCAGAAATCTTTTTTAACACACGTTGCTTCTGTAAATATATTTGATTTTTCTGAATAAAGTTAGTGTTGGCATTATACTTCAATGTGAGTTCATCCCTTTCAGCAAGCAGCAGTTCATATTCTGATTTTTCGGGTGCAGCTTCAGCGATCACTTCAGGCTGTTCCTTCACTGCCTGGTTGATTCGGTTTTTACGGTTACGGTTTCTTTTTCCCATTATGAATTTTCTTTAATCATTAATTTCTGATAACGTTTTTGGTATTCGGCTTCAACCTTATTTAATCGCAATTTAGTTAATACCAACGAATAAGGCATAGCCATTATTTCATACCACTTGGTGAGATCACCACCGGCTAAACTATTTACCGTATTGTAGTACCCGAATATTTCAAACTTCTTAATGCCTGCTTTTTTCTCAATTGCTGTTTGAACACTTGATAATAACTTACTTTCGGTTTCAATAAGTTGGGATAATTTAAAAAAAAAAACGTTGCAATTGGTAAAGCCTGGGTGATAGGCAGCTTCACCACTTCTGATTCAAAGGCTTCAGCTTCATATTCATTGTAAGGCTTTTTTGTTGCAGGGCAAAAGAAGTATTGGGCTAAAACCCTTGCTGCTGATTTAAGTGATGGCTTAAAGTTTAACTGCCAATCTTCTTCACCAAAGAACTTTTGACATTCGTTTATTTCTTCAGCAATAATATCCCGGCAATTCAGGTAAGCCCCGGCCGGTTCCACTGAAAGGTTGGACATTACAGGGATTGTTCTTCCCATCAGCTTAACTTCTTTTGGGATGGTTGCCTGTTCCTGATACACATACTGTATCTGATGTGTGAGGCTTAATACGTGTTCATGGAATTGCTGAAAATCATCAATGTTACGCACATTGTAAAGCTGTTCACCCAACCCTGATAATACACCGATCACCTGCACTTCAGAAAGATCAGCATCCAGGCCAATCAGCATACCAAGTGTTATTTCTTCAAGGGTGGATGGTATGCTTACTTTTAGTTTACCGTCTGTTGTTTTAAGTATCTTGCTAATCATAATTTAGGGAAGTGCATTTTTGAATCCATAGTTAGTTGTTCTTTAAGTTCTACTTCGCTGATACCTGAAATTTGTAAAGGTTCCTGATTGATTGGCAATACTTCAAATGTTATTTCTTCAGCATCATAGTTTGATTCAATCACAATAAATCGGTAATCATTATACTGTTTTGAACCAAGACATTTTTCTATCTGTTCAACCATTGTTGGATTCATGCCATCTTCTTCACTTATTGGGTCCAGGCATGGCACCCGTACAACTATCAATGGCTTTGGCATCTTCTTATCCCTTCGGGCATCAATGATAACATTACGAATAACATCTACAATTACCAACACTACTAAAATGGCAATAACACTGAATGGATCTAAATTGTGCATGATGGTTTGTTTTGAATAGTTTGTTTTTTTATTGGGCTAAAAAGCAATGTATCATAATATATTCGTTCTGATGCTTCAGATGTAACGGATGCAAACCTTATTATTTCGCACTTTAATAAATCAGCATGTAAACCAAATTCACTGACAAAATAAGCATATTGTTCATCCTGATTTGGCCATTTTAAATAAGGTAAAAGATTATTTAAATCCACCACATCTACAATGATAGTATCCATTGATTGGATAGTATTTATTTTCACTTCACCGCTTATAAGATCAGTTAATTTATATTCAGCCATTAAAGTATATCCCCCCTTCTAAAACTCATATCAAGCAACACTTCCAACTTTCTGAAGTTACGTTGCATTTCCCGGTGGTGCATAAAATCAGAATAGGTTACATGATATTCAGAACTTCTTTGTGCAACAAGCACTTGATATTCCAGGCTGTAAAATTTGGTGATGGCAGCAAATATGATTAGGTACAATTCATAATCCCCTTTAAGCATTGCCCAATCAAATAAAGCAAGCAGGTTTTGGAAGTTAGGGATTGGCATTGTGATGATTATTAAGTTCGATCAAATGTAATGTTTATGCAACGTAATTTGCAACTGTATTTATCATTTCTTCTTTCAACTGCTTGTACATATCCTGAAGCTGCACTTTGGAAAACTTACCAATATTTATTTCCCTTACATTCCAGTGATCTTTGCCCAACCAGGTGCAGGAAGTCTTTATGAACTTATGGCCCGGCCGTGCTTTCTTCCCATTGAAATAATAATGTGACTTGAACTTTACCCGGCTTGCAATGTTAAGTGTTTTGCCCAATGAATCTGATGATATACTTCCCATAATTTTAACTGATCATACTGTTTATTACATCCCCAAAGCCTTCAGGCATTTCACGGTGTGGTAACCTGGATTTTGGTGTGCCGGTTGATTTGATCTTCAGCTTATTCAAAGCTACATAACGTAACGGATCAATCAAGTGGTTAAAGGTCCCGATTGGTTCATTAAGTGTTTTGCCGGTTCTGTCTTTTTTCCAAATGTATTTCCCTAATTCCATACGTAGGTGAATACTTTTACGGGTAACATTTATTCGGTAACGCTTAACAATATCAATCCCATTCTTCACACTATCAGCACCTTTTTTGGCTTCTTTTGTATTCCATCCCAACCGCTTTAATTCTTCAATACTCTTAGGTTCGGCACTATCACAAATTATTTCAATGTTTTTGCTTATCCCAAGATCCTTTAAATGATCACTTATATCAGGATTTGTTAACCCCTTTTTGTAAATCAGTTCATTCAACCATAGTTCACCATTTTGCATGTAGACTTCTAAACACCCGGTTTCATCATTGGTAAATCCAAAGTCAAGGCCCAAAGCAATCAGCTTGGCATCAATAGGTATATCAGCACAAATGAACCAATTCTTTATGATTAGGCCATCAATCTTTCCAGTTAGCCCCCGTGCGTAAACTTTCCATAATTCAATATCTTCATGAATAAGCCGTTCAATGCTTTCATGCATATCATCACTTATGAATGGGTTGGTTCGGTGATCACTGATAAAATTATCCACTGAAGGATAAACCTTTGGGTTGTTCAACACCTGTTCATGCACCCAAAATGATGCTGAAGGATTGTAATCCAGGAAGGTTTGCATTTCGGTTCTTCTTTGAAGCTGCTGAAATATGGGATAATCTATACCATTGGCTTCATTGATAAACAGGTAATCCCTTTTACCTGATCGGGCATCCTGTTCATTGTCGTAACTTTTAAATTCAATTATGCTACCATTATGGAATATCAGTTGCCTATCAGTTTTATTGTAATTTTTGATTTGGGTTTGTAAGATCGGTGAAGATTTGATTATTCTTCCCATATCACTAATTGGGCCTGATTTTAGATTCGGTACATCCTGGCCAACAACTGTTATTCTTAGATCGGATGTTTCAACAGCATGGCTTGCCAACACCTGAAGGATACTGTAAGTCTTTCCCGACCAGGTTCCCCCCTGGTTGTTTACAATCTTGGCAATTGAATTTCGGTTTGCTTCAAATACAATGGATGCTTCAAACATTATTTTTCCCTGGGTTCATCTTCTGTTAATCCTTCTTCAATTATAATATCCTTTTCGGATGTGTGCAGGGATATTTTGCCGGTGGAATGAATGATGCTGATTGTTGGGTTGATGCGTTCCCCTTCTGAAGTCATATCAATTTCTTGTTTTGGTGCACCATACCCTGAATCCATCAGTAGCTTGTAAGATTGGTTATCACCATCAATGGCTTTCTTCACCTGAACCAAAGTCATGACTTCTTCCATTGTCATTTTCTTAGGCATCTTGGGCGCAATTTTTCTTAAATCAAGTTCTTTATCATCAGGTAGCGTTGCAAGCATTCCCAATACCCTTCTTGCAATAGTGTTCCTATTTAACGCACCTTTTGGCTTCCCTTTCGGGTTCCCTGATTCCCCCGGCTTGAATGGTGTTGCCCCTTTTGGTATTTCCCCTTCTACAAATGGCATAAATCTTTACTGTTATGTTACTGTAAGCTGTTAAAGTTATTACTGCTTATTACCTCAAATCTACATATTGAAGCGCAATAAATGCAAATACGTTATATTATTCTATTGAAATGGTGTTTTTTGGAATAAGATTTGGCTTATTCTATTATTTGGAATTGGTATAAATGATTGTTTATATTTGCTGTTGAACTTAATACTTTTCAATTATGTATAAACATTACAAAAAGCTTATAGGCTTTCAATTCATTACCATCACTGAAGATCAGTTTAAACAGGAAAAGACATTCAGCAAGCTACATTCGGTGTGGGTGCCGTTATGCTTCATGAAGAAACTGATACAATCGTTTTGCTTCCTGTTGAGCATATCAGATATGCTTATGTTCCTACATCGGAAACGGTTAAAGCTTTTTTACATGATCACTATGTTAATAATCCAAAAAAGAAATCATGATGGAATATAGAATATTGGAATCAAAAGGCTTCTTTACCATTCAGGTAAAAGAGATCATCACCAAAACTTCAGGCTTCCTTTGGTGGAAAAAATCAGAACAGGTTGAACAATGGGTATGTGCTGATGAACTTGGTTATCCATACCATTTTTATAGTTATCCCCGGCTTAATATTTTTAGACCTATGAAGTCATTTGGCACACTGGAAGCTGCCAATGCCCGTATCAAAGTTTTACTTTCACCACCTGTAATTCACTATCCATCATGAACAAATTCCAAAAAGAAAAACTGAAGGCTTTAAATAAGCTTTACCGGGAACGTGCCTATCTTGGGCATAAAGCACACCATTTATCTGTTAACAGACTCCCCAAAATGCGTTCATCCAAACGGATTAAGCACGGTATCATGCAACTGTTTAACCTGGCTATCAAATACGAATCCCTTACTTTTCAAATGCTTGCTGTTGCAGCCCAACCAATGCCTAATAAATTTCCAAAGGGTGGTTCATGCTCTGAAGTTATGATCACTGATCTTCCTATTCATTGCGATCCACACCGGGCACCCGAACAGGTTATTATGATCAACCCAAATACCAAACTACCAAAACGTGTTGCCATCATTGGTGGTGGTATGAGCACCGGCAAAACGGCTGCAATTCTTTCACACAATAATGGTATTCATATAGCTGAAAGCCTTGCTGAAGTAATGCGTAAACGTTTTAAATCTGAATAATATGCCCGGAATAACTAAACTGGAAGCTATAGAACAATTTTGTGCCAAGCTGCAAACTGAACTGATTGCCGGGCTTGAAGAAGGAAGAACAGTTGTTGTTGATGTGATGCACCTGAAGAACGATCTGATCAGTTCCGGCATTATAAAAGTTTCAATTACTTTACCCATGGATCTTGAAGGTGGGTTTATTGCCCTGGAAGCCGATGCAGATAATTTTAAATTTCATAAAGACTTTTGAATGAAATCATTTAGCGTTTGGAGTGAAGGCTATGCAGCAACAGGTGAAAGTTCACCGGCTGAATTTCTTGGAGTATTTGAAGGGAAGAACTTTAAGGATGCCTGTTATAATGCTTTAGTAAAATTGGAATGGGATTTATCATACTACAATTCCAAATCAAATTCTTATTGGGCTTGTAGGTTTTACGACAATGAAATCGATGCACGTAAAAATTTCGGATAGGCAATTCAGCCCCTACAATTAATTATTTTCATTCCGGCATACAATGCCATCATTTACATGCCGTTCATAACAGGCACCAAAGAAAGAAGCCCTTTAGCGTTTAAACTAAAGGGCTTTGTTATTTACCTTTTTGCGGTGATCTGTTTCTTCAGCCTTTCGTATTCCTGGGCTTTCTGAAATTCCCAACCGGCTGCTGAATGATATGCCGGTGCATTTTTGGGCCAAGTAACCTGCTGACTTAATAGTTTCATACTTGATAGAATTAAATTTTTTGACTTTTGAATCGTTTGTTGTGCTGTCATGATCTTGTTTTTGGTTCTTTTACGGATAACTGTATTGAAAGGTTACAATTATTTTAAAATTTTTAATGTGGTTGAATCAAACCAACATAATGTATATGGTGGTGCAGGTAAATCCATCATATCTTTACCAAAAATTGGAACAAATGTAATATTCAGATACTTCCTGCCAGTTTTGAAATATATCCTGTATTTACGTCTTACATGCCCAATTCTTCCATTACCATTAATTACAAATGTGCTCATATTATGCTAATGATATTTTAAGGTTTAAAGTAATTGCGATCTTGATATATAAATCAATTTCGGTTGAATACTGGCCAAGTTCAATCTTGCTGATTGTTCCGGCTGTTGTGCCTATGGCTTCACCCACTTGCTGCAAGGTAAGGTTGGCAGCTTTGCGTGTTTCCTTCAATTTGGCACCCAATTGTTTGCGGTATTCAAGAACGTATTCCTGATCAATGTTTGTTTGCTTTGGCATGGCTATTTTTTGAAAAGTTTGTTAATCTGTTTTTCTGTAAGTGCTAAGTAGTAATCCCCCTGCATGTTGTATGAATAAAAAGTAACATGGCAGTTGGCAAATTGTCTGTATGGGAATTCACCCTTTTTGGCTGATGCACCAATCGATATTGAAGTAATTGATATTTGATTTTTTAAAAGGAATTTCAAGAACTTATCCTTAGTTACGGTTATCAGTTTTTCAACATCCTTCCTATTGTCCACCGGCTGACATGGTAATAAATCAGCCTGAATTTCCGTGCATCTCATATCATCCTTCCCGTTTTCATGTAAGCTTCATGTTGCATGTTGCTATACTGTTCTTCACAAAAAGACTTCAAATCGAATTCAGGATCATCAGGAATGGTTTTACCACTGACTAATGTTATCTGCCTAATGATGGCAAAGGCACCATCCACATCACCTTCAATATCGAAATCAACCAATGCTTCAACTTCAGCACCGTTCACGGTAACTGTTGTTTTTAACTGATTGATGTTTTCTATGGATACATTGAAGGTATTTGGAACCCGACTGCTTAAAATTTCTTTTGCCTGGGTTTCATCTTCAGCATCAAGAAAGGTAATTTTTGTTGGCCCAAGCAAGTTAGCCTGATAGCAAATTCTAAATGTGTTCATGATAATTGGTTTTATACCACCAAAAGCCCGCGTGTTAGGCGGGCTGATGTTTAGAATAAATTAGGTTTTATCTTGGATCAAAAACAGAAATGTTTTTATCACCACCTTGCATTGTATATCCCTTACCGACCCAAACACGACCGTTATATGAAATGTAATGTGTTTGATTGCCATTATCATCAAATATTTCACCGTTTGGCCATTTACTTGCACCCTGACCGCTTTTATCCCTTAGATCACAAAATATTTTAGATGCTTCTTCAATTGTAGAAACCTGATAGGTTTTCTTTTTTAATATTAGTTTCATGATGATTAGTATTTAGGTAAGTGACCAAAAGTTAAATAACAGATTATAGCCGGGATAGCTATAACGATCAATACTAATCCTAATTGGGAATTGCTTGCTGAACCACTGAAGGTTGCCTGGAAAGCTGTTGTTAAATTTTTCATATTGTTCTTGCAGAGTTTTAAAAGCTGCACCGCTTTTTTAATGTTGATATAAAGATATGTATAATTATTATCCCGCGCAAATTTATTTGAAAATAATTTAAATAAAAAAACCACCATAAGCTTTTGCACTTATGATGGCCTCACAACATTTCAAATTTTAATCCGTATCAAATATACTATTCTTCAAGCCATTCAACAATAGCATTGTTATTATCCCAACCTGGTTCTTTGCCGTCCGATCTCCAACTTTTTGTTTTTTTAAAGTAGGTGTATTGGTGAATTTGACCTTCAGAATCTTTAGTATAAACCTTTACACCATCATGTGGCATACCTTCTGTTACATTAATCCACTTCCCGCGTAATACTTTTGATTTGGTTCTTAACCCTTCAAAGAAGCCTTCAATCAATTTGTAATCATCATCTGTTCCATTCTTACCAACCATTTGATAAGCTGCCTGTTTCATCAGGTTGATGTTTTCATCGGGATTGATGGAATCCCTTTCATCATCATACTGCCAATTGTACCCGGCCGGGTTTTGTGAAATGTGAACAACTGAAGTTCGATCCTGCATAGCCCCGCAATCAGGAATGATTTTAAGGTTTACACATACCGGTCCCCAAATACGGGTGATAATAGCAGGAATGGGATCATGATTGTGGTTTGACTTTGCGATTGCATCATCAGGGTTTGGGGTGAACAACACTATGCTGCCAACCCTGGGTTGTTTTGGGTAATTCATAAATTGTAAAGTTTTAAAGATGTAAAATTGTAAAGCATAAAGATATACTGCTGAAGCGTGACATTTTACACATCAAAATTTAGGCAACAAAAAAGCCCGGCTATTAACCAGGCTTCCAAATAATTTTAATTCTGCTATTATAAATGATAGGTGATCATCACAGCAGGCAAAACATTTGCTGTTAAAGTCTTATCAAAAGTATTGTTTATTCGTTTTATACCGTTGGGATTAGCAGATCCACCAAACCAAAATAAAACCTCTCCCCCTGGGAAATTAGTGCCTGTTTTACCATTCAGGTTAATCCAATTTATTTTATTGTTACTGATAGTGACATTTGTTTTGCTTCCTAAAGCAACTATGCCATCATGTGCAACAGAACTTTTAATAAGGCTTACACCGATATTTGAATCAATCAACACGTTGGTATGCGTACCACCGTTATATGTATTAGCCTGGATGAATGCAGCACCATTGTTAACACCAGTGTTTTTAACAACATCAATGTTTAAACCATTATCTAATGTAATACCCGCGCCTGTTCCTAAATTAAATCCGTCAACAATCATCCCTCCCCTGATCTTATTTCCACTAACCAAAAAATGGCTTGCTGAAGTACCCGAACAATTAACCAGGTTGATTATATCATGTGGGTTTACACAAACGCCCGGAACGTTTTCAATAATATTATCCTTTACTTCGTTACCGGCACCTGTTACACTTTCAAATCTGATGGCATGGGCAAAATCACCTAAGTATATTTTAGGTTCGTAAAGGTTTAATAATTGATTAGAATTTACTTTTATGTTAGTTCCACCTTTTACCCTGAAAAAGTTACAGTACATCGTACCAAAGTTAAAAGTGGCTGTAACGTTGGTGCAATTATTGAAAGTAACAGCATAAGCATTTGTTCCTTTACCACCGTTAAAAGTGCATAGGTTAACCACTATGTTAGTGCAGTTATTGAAAACCAATGATTTACCTGTTATCGTTTTTGATACTAAGGTTATATTGCTTTGATTATTATACGTCAATACCTGAAGTTCAGGTCCACCCGGATTTTTACCATCACCCGGTTGAGTAACAACAGGTGGAACATACTTTTTAATAACACTATCAACTGTTGTTGTAGTGGTTTTTACTACGGTATCCAGGTTTGCTTTTACTTGTCGCGTAACGCTGACTGTTGTTTGACCGAATGTGGAAATGGCAACTGCCATACACATCAAAAAGGTTAAGAGTTTTTTCATGCTGTTTTTAATTAAGTGATTTACTGCTTATTACTGCATCAAAGCTATAAAATTTCTGTCCAACTTTATACAAATCTGTTACAACGGTTGTGCCCAAAGATTTGTGTCCAGGATCACACAAATTTGTTGCAACAGTTTCAGCCGGGAATTTCTGTCCGATTTTACAGAAATCTTTCG